GATAAAAATACACCAAATTTTAGAGTAAAAGAGGTTCAGGAACCGACTTCACACGATGAGGACGGAGAACCGGATCAGTGGGAGCTGGTAGGGTTTGAAATTGAATAATTGAAATGAGTATTGATAATTTGACAGCTTGAAATATAGCTGTCTTTTTTTGTTTAAAACGTAGAAAATCTTTGTTAAATTTTCACAAAATTTCAAGAGTGATAATTTTATTACGGACAGGACAAAAATGATAGAATTGTACCAGTTTTGTTGCAATGCAACATCTATGCAACAATTTGCAACATTTTTGCAACGTAGATATAGACACTAGAGTTAGAGAAAGATTATATTCTCTCTTGTAATATTAAAAATATATATTATAAATAAGGCAGTATATTTATATAAATAATATATATAATATACAGGCTTAAAATTTAATTTTAAAATATACCTTGACAAGAAAATGATAGAATGATATTGTTTTATTAAATTAAAAAGCATTCGGGCAACGGGCGGAGCTGATCAGTCGAGGTCCCGAAAGAAACGGACTTCATGCAGCCGGTACAGTCGAGATCATCATGATCTGATTGTATCAGTTGCATTTTTTATTTTAAGTATTCCAGTACTGGAGAGAGGAGATATATAACATGTCAGCAGTTGAAATGCAGGAAGTAAATAATACAGTTGATGTTTTTAAAGATGACATTGACATGTATATAAATCTCTGGATGGAAGAGAGGAATATAGAGGATTTATGCAAAATATCGCAGAATAGATGGTATAACTGCTGTAAATATATTTATGAACATGTGTTTAAAGTTAATCCAAAGTACTTAAAGGATGATAATAATATTAATAATGCCTATGATACAGATAAGGTTAACGAGGTATTAGATATATATATAGACCTGTGTAATGACTACGAGAAAGTAGTGAATATTGTTGGGTTTACATTCTTTACCGGAATACATAGAGATACGTTAAATGGGTGGGTTAATGGCGTGCAGCTAGGCTCTTCAGGTTCCGACATTTGCAAAAAACTTGACGAAATGCGTGAGGAAAGTTTGGTAGGTTTACAGGTTTCCGGCAAAGGAAACCCCATGAATTACATGCCGTCACTGAATAAGTACTGCGGCTTCAATATGCCGGGCGTTAGAGATCAGGGATCCAGAGTAAGAGCGTTGACAGCTTCGGAGCTCCCCAAACTGGGAAGCGGGAATTGTGCGAGATTGCCGGACAACTTTGACAATTCAAGCCCGGATAATGGTGAAATCGTGATAGACAATTCAAACAATTTAAAGCCCAGTGTTTAATGGTCTTAAGGCGCATTAAATCGTTGATACATTACGCAAAACAAGGGTTTTGCGAATAGTTGTAAAATACGAATGGAATTGAACGAACAATTCAAACAATTTATCAATGTTCAAAGCATGATTCTGCATGGAGGGGGAGGGGGTTTGATAGGTTGAGAAAATCAGCACTACTAAGTCCTTTAAATATCCTCAAAAACAAAAAGAGATTGGATGGAAAAGTATGAGAGTAGTATCACAAAGCAAAGACGTTTCGCTTGATTTTGACCGAGCGGTATTCACAGCAAATCATGGAATGATAACTGCTATGGTTGATGGAAAAACGTTTACCATTGGGACGTATGCAAATTTAGGTAGAGAAAAAGAAGTATTCTCTGATATGCACAAGGCATTTTCGGCTTTTCAAGTTATTAGCACAAACATGGATAAACAACAGGTGGCCGAAATGTTTGCAGTATCTAAAAACATATCGATCAGATGCGTTGAGATGAATGATCCTTGTATGGGAATAACTGTATTTGATAACATGGTCTATTACATGCCGGAAAAGTAGTGTTAATATAGCGCTATCGCCAAGCGGTAAGGCACTGGATTTTGATTCCAGTATTCGCAGGTTCGAATCCTGCTAAAGAAACTTGTGAGAGGAAAACAACCATGGTAATTATTAAAACGATTATATCGACGCTGGATGTTATTTTTATGCTGATACTATTTGTATCTGGCAGAGAATCCAAAGACAAAGAAACAGCAACTGCATTATGGGTACTTGTGATGTTGCTGTTGCTGAACATGTTTCTGATGTGGAGGTAACAGAATGTTTTATAGTCCAATATTTGGTATTTGCTTTCAGCTGCCTATCATTTGTGCAGAGGAAAGAGCAATCTTTTCATTCTTCCATGCTCTATTGTACACTCCTGCGTGGTGCAAATCCACGCCACATCAATTCCTTATCTTCACTTAGTCTGGCACTACTGCAATAGTTCAGGTCGATGGAAGATGTATGGATGGTAAGCGGTATCATTGGTAACATAAAACCCTTCCGTGAATAGAAATTGCAGATTTGAAAGCGGTTGGCATGGTTTGGTATGACAAGGTTCGATTCCTTGTGCCGCTATTCGATGGTTGGTATTTTTTACGCAAAATGGGGTGTGAGTATGTATTTTGAATTTGTTTATGTTGGCTATTCAACAAAGCAATGCGTTGAGTTTCTTGATGAAATCAAAGAAAAATTAAAGGCACATGATAAGAATTTTGAATACGACAAAGAACATTTAGTGATTAAGGCTGAATTATTCAAATGCAGTGCATTACCCATATATTCCGGTCGTTTATCCTGTCTTGGCATGGAAAATGCAGAGTATATCTGCAAAGAAACTGCGAGACCAAATGATTATATTCCTTGTCCAGGAGAATGTTTGAAGATAAAAGCCATTTTGGAATATGTTTCCACAAGATTTAGAAAAACTCCAAAAGAAAAGACAGAAAAAGAACTGGAAGAACTGATTGACGTTTTGATTGAGGTGCGGAAATGAGATTATGGAAAATTATTAAAAAAATATTCAAGAAAAAGCAAAAAGCAGATCCTACACCGCGCATTGAGAAAGATACGAAATGCGATAAATGCAAATACTTGCAAGAGTGTATTGACGAGGGGAAAGTCATAGATTGCAGAAATATTGAAGATACGAGAAGCCATTACATTAAAGGTCTTGGTTCTTATGTAAAATGCGATGGTGTTGAGGTGTGAGTATGGATCTTAATGTGTCAGAAGATCAGAAAAAAGTTATTGAATTGCAAGGATATATGGTTGTCGAGTTCAAATTATGGTATCGAAAATTAGGAGAAATGATTCTTGAGTATGCCGTAAAAGTAATTGATACATGGAAAGCAATAGTTTTGTTTATACAAGAACAGGCAATTAAGGCATTCAAGCATATCAAGGATTTTGTGGAACAGCTTTCAAACGAATTGGAGCCATATATGAATTCCTTGGATTATATGGATTGTGAGAAAAAGAAATATCTGTTTGTTCGGTCACTTGGAAGAGCATATGAAGCGAATGTAAGAGGAAAAGTTATTTATCACAGATGCAGGGATAGGTGTTGAAAATGTGTGATTTTTGTAAGAACTATAGTGATAACAGAATATTCGGTACTGATATTCCTATCAAAAAGTGCGCCAATGAAACGGATTTAACAGATGCGCAGATTATGAAGAATACCGGCGATAAAGTGCCAGGTATCATAATTTATAAAGGATGTAAGGCAGCAGGCTACTTTGATATTGTATTTTGTCCGATGTGCGGCAGAAAGTTGGCGGAAGAATGACGTGTTATGATTGTGCTTACCTTGGATTTGATAGAAACGAAGTTGTAGGGATGGCTGAAATGTGCAACCATCCGGGAAAATGGATTCCTGGTGCTGGATTTGCTGACAGTGAACATGAATGTGAATTTTTCAAAAACAAATCTGGGATATCAAAATGGGACTCTTATTCAGAAAAAGAAAAAGAACAGGCATTGAGGTATTTTCGTGAAAACTATCACAAAAATCCTATTGAAGGTTTAACATGCGAGGGGGCTGAAATGAGTTTCATTGAATATCTAAAAAATGTTGATGCAAACTCATAAGGAAGAGAAGGAGTGTATGAAGCATGATTGTCAATATCAATAACAGCACATACGAGATGAACAGCAAACAGTATAAAGCAGTTCTTGATACGGCGAGCAAAGCTGTTACCTGCGGAATATACGCTGTGGAAAAGAAAAAGGTAGCAATCATGCTTAGAGAGGAATATAAAAGCAAGGAAGAATTGAAACAGGCGGTTGAAAATTATACAGAGAAAGGGTTCAAGGTGCATTGGAAATGAGAGAGAGAATACACTTCCTTATTTTTGACAACAGGGTAAAACATAATACCAGAAAATTGTACGAAAAAGAGATGCTTTTTTACATCAAGCATTTTCTTAAATACAAAAAAGAGTTTAATATGTCATATTTTGACATCATAAAACAGTCGAGAGGAATTGCTAAAGGACATTGCAAGTTATGGCTTGAAGATCGGGCGGTTCATGACGCTTGTAAGGGAATTAGATATTGACTTAAAACTTATTATTGGGGGAATAAATGAAGAAAACACGTTCAAAAATTATAATCAAAACTAGAAAAGGCGGTTACACAAAGATTTATGCTAACGGAAAATGGCAGAAAAAGGTATACAACATAGACTTTCATGCAGACTGTGTTGGAAATGGCATAAATACTGTATGTGTGTTTGATAGATACAAGACGGACAAGAATGGAGTCACAATTTATAACGGAGAAAACAAGGAATTTGAGGCAGAACACTGTACAGCAAGAATTTAAAAATTATTACCGGCTAACAAACGGAGTTAGTCGCTAACCAACAAAAATTATTGGCAGAGGTCTTAAGGCACTTCTGCTTTTTTGCGGAGGTGCTTTTCTTTTGGCAAGTTCAAGCCTAATTTCCACAGTAAATGGATATGAAAATTACATAAATACACATGGAATAGATGAACAGGTCATTGACGCGTACATAGAAGCGGCAGGAGTGGCAATAAATACAGAAAAGGATATTCAGTATGGATTACAACTTACAAGCCGTTCTAAGGGCATTGTAGAGCGTTTTTGCATGGGTAGGACAGGCGGTAGAATACTTGACCTTGAAAAATACAGCCAACAACATGAAGAAAAATACACCCTTGTTGATGACTATTACAAAATTCTTCTGATTGAAGCACATTACCGATTTGAAAGTTTCATGCTATACATGGAAAAGAATAGACCGGTAGAAGAGAGATTTTATCAGCCGAGAATAAATCCATTACGGCAGGTAGCACAGCTTATTCAAGATCTGTACGATGATGTGCTGGACGAAGGAATGGTATTTTGCCCTGGACGAATCGGCAAGACACAAATAGTCAAAATGGGAAATCTGTGGTTTGGTTCTAACAGACCAGAGCGATCTAATCTGTATTCGGCATATTCAGACAAAATTACTGGTGGTTACTATGACGGTATCATAGAAATGATTACGGACCCGACATACACGTATGCTGAAATATATCCAAATATAGTAGAGAAAAAGTTGGTTACTGACGGAAAAGATTTGACAGTAGACCTTATACGTAAAAAAACATACCCAACATTTACAATGCGAAGCATTTACGGAACATTGAATGGTGCTTGTGACTGTGACGGGCTTGGAGTTTATGATGACTTATTCAGCGGTATTGATGAAGCATTGAGTGAAGACAGGCAAAATACTGTATGGGGAAAATTCGACAACAACTTTATGCCGAGAATTAAGCCTGGAAAGGCTAAATTGTTGGGGATAGGAACACGTTGGGCGAAAAAGGACGTTCAAGGTAGACGTTTAGACCTATTACAAAATGATCCTGAATACAAAGGCATACGGCACAGAGAGGTTATTATTCCTGCTCTAAATGAAAACGGAGAAAGCAATTTTGATTATCCGTATCATTTGGGATATACAACTCTTGATTACAAAAGACGTATGGCATCTTTTGAAAACAATGACGATATGGCATCATGGTTTGCACAGTATCAACAGGAGCCTATTGAAAGAAAGGGTCAGATGTTCAATGTCGATATTATGAATTTCTTTAATCCGGCAGAACTTGAAGGAATAAGACCTGATAGGATATTTGCAGCTAATGACCCTGCTTATGGTGGCGGTGATTTTGTATCAATGCCTATCTGCTATGAGATTGACGGAGAACATTATATTACTGATGTTGTCTACAATGACGGTGATAAGGAAATTACCATACCGGAAGTTACTTCACGAATGGAAAGACATTTAGATAAATTTAATAATAAGACAGCAGAAGTCCATTTTGAGGAAACAAAGACAACATCAGCATACCGCACAGACTGTGAAAAAATATGGGAAAAAGACGGATACCCTATTAACACAAGTCATGATCCGGCAGACAATCAGACTGCAAAAATGGATAGAATCAAAAATCATGCTCCAGACATACGAAAACTTCATTTTGTGGACATGAAATATCAAACAAAAGAGTACAGAAAGTATTTTCAAAATATTTTGTCTGCTACTTTTGAAGGGAAAATGAAGCATGATGACGGGATAGACTCTACGGCACAATTATGTGACATGATTTATGGAAATAAAAGAATAGCAAGAGTTGAAGCAGCGCAAAACCCATTCAGGAGGTATTAATATCTTATGGTAACAAAGGAAGTTTTATCACAATATTCAGACCTGCAAGAAGAGGTGAAAGAAGTAAGATTAAAGATAGAACGGCTTGAAAAAGATATAAGTAAAATCGAAGCCGGAGAAATGGTTATAGATTCTGTTAGCGGCGGCGATGGCGGTAAACAGCATTTTAAGATTGAGGGTATACCTTTTCCAGAGTACAGCAGAAAGAAAACACTTCTTTATGCTAGAAAAGCCACGTTGCAGTTGCTTGAAGATGATTTGCTGGAAAAAACCAATGAGGTTGAAGAATTTATTGCAAGCGTTGATGATAGCAGAATTAGAAGAATAATTAACCTTAGATTTTTAGAAAATCAATCTTGGAATAAGGTTGCCGACCAAATAGGAGGCAATAACACAGAAGACAGCGTGAGAAAAGCGTTTGATAGATTTATGAAAGAGTAAAGTTGTCCGATATGTCCGGTTTTTTTCTGATATAGTTATAATCGAAGAAGTCAACAAATAGTTGAACACTTTACCCTCCCCAACTTGAAAAAAGCATCGAAGAAAAATCTCCGGTGCTTTTTCTTTTGCAAAGAAAAGAGGACCTTATGGTATATACACAAAAAACAATCTATTGCCCGCGTTGCGGAAGAAAAGTTGCCACACACGATGGGCGTTCAACAATGAACATTTCTGTGGAATGTAGGAAATGTCACAAGAAAGTTGTTTTTTATCCGGAGAATGGGAAGACGGAATTAAAATCTCTTCCAATCCGGTCAACATCCAGTGGGATGACGTTTATTTAGGAGCCAATTATGAATAATAAATCTCTCCAAGATCTTGTTAAGGGCTGTTATGGGCGAAAAATTTTATATACTGATGTTGAAACCATCACAGCAGACAATATTGTCAAGGTGGTTGGAGACTGCATCGGAAATTATTATTACAACAAAACCATCATAGAATACCTATGGCGGTATTACAAAGGAGATCAGCCGATTTTATACCGATTAAAGGTACAAAATGCTGATATTACAAACAAAATAGTAGAAAATCATGCGTATGAGATTGTTCAGTTCAAAGTAGGTCAGACATACGGTGAGCCAATCCAGTTTATCAGTCGAAAAGATGACGATGTGATCAATAAGGCAGTGGATGCGCTGAATGACTATCTTGTAGACGCAAATAAGCAGGAAAAGGATATTAAAGCTGGTGAATGGCAGTCAGCAACCGGAACATCTTTCAAGGCTGTGAGATTTGCAAATGGAGATATACCATTTCAGATTGTTGCCCCTACTCCAATGAATACGTGTGTTATTTATAATCGGAGCACGGAAGAACCGGTGGTTGCGGTGCAGGAGCTTAAAGACGAAGATGGAAGATGGTACAAACTGTGCTATACGGACAACTATTCATGTAAACTTCAAAACGGAGTAGTTTCTGAATGGAAATTGCATGCATTTGGAAGTATACCTATTGTTGAGTTTCCAAATAATCATGAGAGAATTTCTGATATTGAGCTTGTCATAGGTATTTTGGATGCCATAAACAATATGCAGTCAAACAGAATGGATGGAATTGAGCAGTTTGTTCAGTACTGGGTTAAGTTTGTGAACTGTGAAATCGACCAAAAAACGTTTGAAGAGATGAAAATGAGCCATGCTTTGACGGTAAAGTCCAATAACAAGGATAACAAAGCCGATGTTGAGATCATGACGCAGGAACTTAACCAGAGTCAGTGCCAGGTGGCAAAAGATGATCTTTGGGACAATGCCTTGGCAATATTAGCAATACCAAACAGAGAGTCACAAAACTCTGGAGGAGATACACAAGGAGCAGTATCATTAAGGGCTGGATGGGATTTTTCAAAGACAAGAGCAAAATTAAAAGACCCAATTGTGAAATCGGCAGAGAAGAGACTTGCAAAAGTTGTCTTAAATGTAATACGTGTTAAGGAAAATGATTTGAAATTGTCAATGAGGGATTTTGATGTGCAAATTAATCATAGCCCTCAAGACAATATGTATACAAAGTCGCAAACACTATATCAGCTTTTAGAGTGCGGCATACATCCTCTTATTGCCATTAAAACGGTGGGCCTTTGGGGAGATGCTGAAAAGACATTCCTCTTGTCTAAGCCATATATAGATGTGTTGTGGAAAACCATTGATGATGCAGAAGAGCAGGAACAAAAAGCACAGGAAATTGTAAATCAATTAAATAAACAGCAAAATAAGACAGCTACCGAGTAATCGGTGGCTGTTTTTATTTTATAAAAATTCGCAAAGTTGTGAGCGTAAAAATCAACAGTGTCATTCGGTGTCGTTGCACCGCAAAAATTCGTAAAGACATATCGGAGGTAATCAATGAAAAGAGAAGAGTTAATTGCAATGGGTATCAGTGAGGAAAATGTTGAAAAAATCATTGCTGATTACGGCAGTGCCGTACAGAGAGAACAGGCAAAAGCAGCAGAGCTTAAGGCAAAGGCAGACAGCGCAGATGAGTTGCAGAAAAAGCTGGATGAAATGGAAGCAGGAAACCTCACGGAACTTGAAAAAGCAAACAAGGCGTTAGAGACAGCAAATCAGCAGATTGCAGATATGCAGAAGAAAAACGCCATTAGAGACCAGCGCGAAGCATTGATGGAAAAGTTAAAAATCAATGCAGAGCAGGCAAAATCCGTTGTCAAGGATAATGGAAGCCTTGATTATGACGCTCTTGGAAAGATTACAGCCGAAAAGGAAACCGCGGCAGCGCAGGCAAAGGAACAGGAGATTGCAAATAATTCTGAAAATCCGGGCGGCGGTACTGCAGGTGGAGAAAATAAAAAAACTGCGGACGTAGAGAACGCAGAAAAAATCAGTTTTGGCAAACCTGCAGAAAGTGCAGAAGCCAAAGACCATTATGTTTTATAGGAGGTAAATTATGGGAAAACCAATTGAAAGAGACTTTACACAGAGTAAAGGAATTTTAAAATTCTTTCCTTATGAGGGTGCGGCGTGCATCGTTCCGCAGACAATGGTAACAAGTGCCGATGCAAACGGAAAGAAGATTGCAAAGGCAGGGACACCGTTCCCAAGCAATGACGAATCTTGCAAAGGGTATCTTCTGGAAGATGTTGACGTAACAATGGGAGATGCGCCTGGAACTTATGTATATCAGGGTTCTATTGACAGCGCAAAGGTAACGGCAAATGGAGTGACCGTAGAAGCAACTGCAAAAGCAGCAACACCGCGTGTCACTTTTTTTGATTAAGAAATGGAGGTATTAGAGAATGGCATTACCATTAGCAGAAGCATTTACCGCAAGAAGTCTTGGGGTTATGTGGAATAATTATGAAAAAACGCTTGGTTCTGCGCCTTACTTAGGTAGACAGAAATTTGGAATCAGAAAACAGGACAGCCTTGAACTTAGATTTATCAAAGGGAAAAACGGTCTTCCGGTATCATTAAAGGCATCCAATTTTGATGCACAGGCAGAGCTAAGAGACGTCGGTGGATTTTCTGACATTCAGAACGAGATGCCGTTCTACCGTGAATCTTACATGGTAACAGAGCGTGAAGAGCAGGAGTATGCAAATTACCAGTCGGCAGAAAATTCAAACATGGCAAACCAGGTGCTTAGAGAAATCAGCAAAAAACCGATGATGCTTATTGAGGGGGCAAGAGTAGTGCCGGAACGCCAGATTTGGCAGTTATTAGCACCATCTGATGGTATTCCAAGAGTACAGGTAACAATTGGCGGAAAGAGCTACTACGTGGATTATACTTCGGACAATGGAGTGGCGCACAAGAGAGACCATTACAAGGATATTTCCGGAAGCGATACCGATAAATGGTCTGCACCAGAAACAGCAACGCCACTTGACGACCTTATCGAGATTAAACGTGAGTTTGCAAAGAAAACAGGATATTCCCTTGCACGCTTTAGCATGAATACAGAAACATGGGAAATGGTCCTTAAGGCGGAGGACACAAAGAAACAGGTGCTTGGAATTACTGCTTACAATGGCGGTATTCGCTTACAGCAGGGGCAGGTTACAGAGTATCTTAGAGGATACGGCATCGAGATTGAAGTTTACGACAAACTTTACATCGACCCTGCAGGCGGTGCTACCAAATATTTTATTCCTACAGGAGTTATTTCAGCGCAGGCATCCGGCGTGTACCTTGGAGATTATGTCTTTGGAAAGACACCGGAAGAGAGAAGCGGAAGTTTAACAGACGGAAACCTTTCTATTGTAGAAACCGGCATTTCGGTATATACATACGCAACAAATCATCCAATCAACACTCATTGCGTTGTGTCAATGATCGGATTGCCTACTTTTGAGGGCATGGACAGCGTTGTTGTTATGAAAGTTGCGTAGGAGGTGCGGTATGATTGCTGAATACACGGTAAAGCGCAATGGAAGATGGTATAAAGCAGGAGATGAAATCCCGGACATTGTTCCGGGAGAGAAATCTTCTGGCGAGTACACCAAGACAGAGATTAACAGAATGAGCACTGCTGATTTACAGGCACTTGCCGCTGAACATGGGATCGAGGGTGCAGAAGAAATCAGTGGAGCGGAACTGAAACGCATTTTGATCGAGCAGTTCGGATTATAGGTAGGGAAGAATGGACGAATATACAACATTAGAGCAGGTCAAAATCAGACTGAAACAATTTCATATTGAAACCGTTACGGATGAAGATGGTGTAACTTCTGATGTTGTCGTGTTCGACCAGAAAGAAGATAATCCTTACATTGAACAGCTTATCAAGCAGGCAAGAAATGAAGTGGTAAGCAAGCGGAATTACCCGAAAAGCTACACGGATGAAAAAATATCCGAAGACTTGAAACAGTTTGAGGATGTAATCGTCAATTTATCCGTGTACGACCATTCACAGGCAGGAGAAGCATATATGGCAAGTTATTCAGAAAACGGCGTAAGCCGTAGCTGGAAAGACAGGGAAAGCTTGTTCGTAGGGGTATTCCCGTTTGTAAAATCTTTGTGACCTATCTGCCATGAGTAGAAAAGGAATCTGTTTTTTGCAAAGCAATTATCAGTTTTTTAGAAGATTGTGCGTTACGTTTTGTCGACGTCGACAAAACGTAGCAGGCGGCACACATTGAGCGGTGGTGGGCGGTGTGCCATAAAAATGAAAGGCGGTATATGATTTGACGATTGAAATATCAACAGCAATCATTATAAGCGTGCTGTCGCTTGGTTTTTCCGTCTTTATGGGCTTGAAGAGCAACAAAAGGACAGACAACACGGATCTTGAAGAGCGCGTGCGGGAGAACACACGCATTAACATGAAGTTGGATGCCATTTCAAACAACACAACCGAGATCAAGAATGAAGTTTCGGAGATGAGAAAAGAAATAAATTCTCACGACAACAGAATTATAAAGGTTGAAGAAAGTGTGAAATCGGCGCATCACAGAATTGACGGGATAGAAACCCGTCTTAATGATGAAAAGGAGGTTTAATCATGGATATTATACAGTCTGTAATTGCAAATATGACAATTATTCTGGCAATCATTGGTGCGCTGGCATTTGTTGTGTCTGTGGTAACACAGGTAATCAAAGGTGTAGGCGTATTTTCTAAGATTCCAACGGACATTTTGGTATTTGTTCTTTCTATCGGAATCACGGTCGCTGCGTTTGTGGCATACATGCAGTACATCCAGACATCAATTTTATGGTATATGATCTTGGCAGCTATTATTGCAGGATTTATTGTTGCGTTTGTCGCAATGTATGGATGGGAAAAGCTTTCTGAGCTGTGGAAACGGTTCGGCAAGGATGTGAAGTGAAATGCTTGAGATCAATAAGCAAAAAATGAGTTATTCGCAGCAAAGCGGCAAGGTGCCGGTATATGTGACGGATGATGATGGTAACATCGAATATTCTTCGTACACGGATTCTGATGGTAATGTAATTTATTACCTTGATGATGACGGGAACAAGATACCGAAGACAACCGGAGAGTATACCACAGGTTATGAAAAGCCTGTGGTTTTTTATTCTTCGATCAGCAATAAGTTGAGCGAAGCACTTATAAAAGAATTTGGCGTAGATAACTCTACAAATTTTGTTCAGATCGTAGAAGACAAAGGAAAGCTTCCATTGAGCGTCGGCTCTTTGGTATGGAAACGGTCAGATGTAAGGTACAAAGATGAAGAGAATACAATCGTTGACGAAAATTCGGCTGATTACATCGTAAAAGGTGTCGCAGACGAGGGATTGACGGTTGATTTGTTCTTATTGCAAAAAAATGTGAAGTAGGTGCTGAATGGGAAAGAAAGTAATCACAATGAGCCTGTCTGAAAAGTCTGTTCAGAACGCCATACGAGAGCTTAGAGCCTATCAAAACAGCTTGACATATAAGTGTCAGCTATTGGCAGAAAAACTCGCGGAAAAGGGCGTAGAGATTGCCAGAGTGCAAATTGCTGACCTTGACGCAATATTCACATCGGAACTGATTTCCAGTATTCATGCGGAATATGAAGGGAGCACTAAGGGCGGAGGGATATGGGTGGTAATAGCCGGTACAGACCATGCCGCATTTGTTGAGTTTGGAACCGGAATTGTGGGACAGCAAAGTCCTTATCATGGGAAACTGCCGGAGGGTGTTTCGTGGCAGTACGCAAGTGGAAAAACTATACATCAGATTTCAGATGGAAGATATGGATGGTTTTATCAGGACGACAATGGCGATTGGTGGTTTACAGAGGGAATGCCAAGCCGACCATTCATGTATCTGACCGCGAATGAGTTGCGGCAGATTGTTACACAGACAGCGAAGGAGGTGTTTGGATAATGGCAGACAACCAGTGGGTATATGATCTTGAAACAAACATTTTCTCCAATGTTGCAACGATAGCCAAACCAAAACTCAAGAAAAAATACAAAAGCATGAATTTTGACACTGCATTTACAACGGTTGAAAAAAACCTTGATAAAGACCCTGTTTTCCCGACCATTTACATCCATGAGATGCCGGGGCTTGAACGTGGGGCAGATTTAGAGGGCACATCCGTAAATGCGGTGCAGGAAACAATACAGGTTGACGTCATTACAAACACAAAGCAGAGTGATGCAAAAGGGATCATGGCTATTTTATCTGATGCCTTTAAGCAGATGCGATTTCAAATTACAGCAATGCCGGAGTTTAAAAATGACAGTGAGAAAAAATTTAGAAGCGTTGCAAGGTTCCGGCGGATAATCGGAGCCAACGACAGATTGATGTAAAAGAGCCGAAAGGCTCTATTTTTTATGCAACGGGTGCAAAAAGATGCGCCCGACAACCGCATTATTTGGCGGTAGAAAGAGAGGTAAAAATGGCAGAAGCAGGATTGTCTACGTTAGGAATTACGTTTGGCTATGGCACAGAAGCGACAGCCGGAACAAAGCCTACATCGTTTAAACAGCTTACAAGAATTAACGCAATCGGCGGTATTAACATTGAGCCGGAACAGATTGACGCATCTGCATTAGAAGATGCTATTACCAGATATGTAAAGGGGCGCGCAGATACCGGTGGCTCTTTCCCTATCACGGTAAACCTTACAGATGCCACAAAGGAAGAGTGGGAAGCACTTATCACAGCGTACAAGGCGCTTGCCGGCGGGAAAAGAATGTGGTTTGAAACGATTATCCCGGGATTTACCGAAGCGTTTTTTGTTGTGGCTCAGCCGCCAGAGCAGATTCCACAGCCGGAGATTGGTCAGAACGAACTTTTGACGGTTGAAATGAATCTTACCATTGAAGAATACAAGGGCATGGACACCGCTGTAGCTTTTACACCGGGGGAATAACACGTCAGTCGAATAGTTCGGTTGGATCGGCTGACGATAACCAGACAACCGAGCCAGAGCTTGAAGAAACAATTTAAAAGAACAGGGCGGTCTTCGGACTGCCCTTTCCCTATATGAGAGGGAGAAAGGGAAAGAAAATGACAAAATTAAAATTTGGCGAGAAAGAATTACAGATCAAGTTTGGATATGAAGCAACCGTGAAAAGCGGAATTATCAAGAAAGTAGCAAAATTAGACCAGATGGAAGATATTGAAGCGGTTGACGAAATCCTTTTATTTCTTCCAGAGTTAATCCTTGTAGGCGCGCAGAAGTTTCACAAAGAGGAACTTGGATACAATCCGGACAATGAGGGAGAAAAGGAACAGCAGCTTGGAAAAGTATATGCCATGCTGGATGATTACTTTGACGGAGAAGATGCAGATGTTCAGGTACTTTACAATGCACTTTTAGCGGAGCTGCTTGAAAACGGTTTTTTATCAAAACTGCTCAAAGCAGAGCAGAAAGAAGCGGAGAAGAAAACTCCGAGGAAAAAGTAGAAGAACAGAGAGAGCTTACATGGGAAACGTATTGCACGGAAATCCGCCCGTTTTGGCTTTTAGTCACTAAAGGGTATGGATTTACCGTGCATGATATAGACGCGTCCTGCCCGGCTGATTTACAGCCTTATGCGGATGCTTACAACTTAGATAAAAAGCAAAGAGACAATGAGATGTGGATGTGGTTTGGAACATATGGATTGTCTGCGGTATCGGTGGCAGTAGAACATTGCTTTGCCGGACGAAAAGCAAGATCAAAGTATATTAAAAAACCAATCAATGAGCAACAAGGGAAAGATGATTCAGAAATGACGGAAGAAGAAATTAAGAAACAGAGAGAGCTATTTGTGGCAAAGCTCAAAATTATGCAGTCAAACTATGAGTTGAGCCATCCAAAACCAGAAAAGAACTTGGAGGTATAAATATGTCAATTAGAATTGGATCTGCAAGATATGATGAAAATGGGAAATTGACCGGTGGGAGACCGGGAGATCAGACCGGAACAGAAGTAAGTATGCAAAACTTTTATGTTCATAAAAAAGGATGGTATGTGTTAAGGCCAAAAACAAAAGATATGGCGGATAAACTGGCAGAATCAATGATTACAGCGTGCAATAATGATAATATTGGCTACTGTCAGGGACACCGGCTTGGAATTGTCAAATATGGTATTAATTCAAAAGTAAAAACAGAAGCAGATTGCGGCACAACGGTACGTGCATGCATTATTCATGCAACTGGAAAAGATGTTGGAAATTTCACCACAGCAAATGAAAAATCTGTACTTCTTTCTAGTGGCATGTTTGATGACATTGGAGGTTATGCGGCAGGAATGGTTCTTTACAACGGAGATGTTATTGTCACAAAAACAAAAGGTCATACAGCGATTGTGACAAGCGGAAACCCTAGAAAAAATGTAAAAGATCATTTAAACCCATACCCGGAACCTGCAAGGATTTTAAAGAAAAAATTCCCTTGCATGAGAGGGGATGATGTGAGATGGCTTCAGACGGAGCTTATTTATCACGGATGCCTGGATGAAAAAGATAAAAAGGGAAACAGTAATGTGGACGGTATTCTTGGAAATGATACGGCGACCGGTATTGGAACATTCCAGAAAAAAGTCGGAATTACAGTAGATAAGAAATGCGGACCGGTTACAAGAGAAAAATTAAAAGAGTAGATCAAGGACGGTAAGGTGTCACAGCCTACCGTCTTTTTATTTTGCATAGAAAGTTGGTGCATATATGGCAGACATTGATGAATTACAAATAAAAATCAAAGCTGACTCTGCAAAAGCAAGTAATTCCATAGAAAGCCTTGTAAACAGCATGAATAGGCTCCGGGAAAGCATATCGTTTGACACTGCAAAACTTTCAAATATTGCAAGCGGAATCAGAAGCATTTCCGATGCAGCTACCGGGTTCAAAGGTGGTAAATCTTCGGAAATCACATCAATGGTGCGGGCACTCAATAAATTTTCTGGTGTTGATGCAAATTCTATCCACGGAATATCTTCTGCTGTGAGAGATCTTGCATCTGGAATAGCAAGTGTTAAAGCTGTTGATACAAGCGGACTCACAAGCATGGTGTCGGCACTGTCAAAAATTGGTGGCAAGGCATCTACACAGGCGACAAAGAATCTGCCGGCTTTATCTGCGCAGTTACAAAACTTTGTACGCCAGATGAACAAGATAGGTGCATTGAATTTTGATATGACCAATATGAGCAACCTTGTAACAGCCATATCAAGGCTTGGAAGCGTTGCAAGCGGACGTGCAGTAACAAATATACCTTTGCTTGCTGACAACCTTAAATATCTGTTTGAGACACTCTCAAAAGCACCAAATGTAAGCGCAAATATTTTACAAATGACACAGGCACTTGGAAATCTTTCAAACAGATCTGGCGGTGCGATTACTGGATTAAATAACAGCATCAGTAATCTTTCCGGTTCTTTCCTTGGATTTAAGACATCCACAGGAAAAGCATTGATCGGACTCAAGTCATTCACAAGACAGATTTTGTCCTCTATGGGGATTTATCTTGGTCTGTACGGAGCGATAAGAGGAATAAAAAATGCAATCGACATATCATCCGCATTAACAGAGGTTCAGAACGTTGTTGATGTTACTTTTGGTGACATGTCAAAAAAAGTCAATGACTTTGCACAGGACTCTATACGTCAGTTCGGTATGTCAGAACTGACATTGAAACAGACGGCAAGCCGATTCCAAGCAATGGGAACAGCCATGGGAATTGACAGTAGTTTGATAAAGAAAGCTAATGAGTTTTTGAATAAGCAGACAGATGGCTATATTGGTCTGTCTGATTCCATGGCTGATGTGTCTTTAAATTTAACAAAATTAACTGCTGATATGGCTTCTTTGTATGACGTAGATCAGGATGTTGTGTCGCAGGATTTAGCTGCAATATTTACCGGACAGACACGTCCATTAAGAGATTACGGTCTTGATCTTACACAGGCAACCCTTAAAGAGTGGGCGATGAAACAGGGATTAGATTCTGATATTGCGTCTATGTCTCAGGCTGAAAAGACAATGCTCCGGTATCAGTATGTCCTTGCCAATACGCAGACAGCGCAGGGAGACTTTGCGCGTACTGCTGATTCATGGGCGAACCAGATCAGAATTTTAAAACAGTCATTTGAACAGCTTGGCAGTGTTATTGGTGGGGCATTAATCAATGCTTTTAAACCATTCGTAAAAGCACTCAATTCCGTTTTACTGGTTGTTATCAGCTTTGTTACAAAGGTTACAAACGCTTTAGGCGCAATCTTCGGATGGAAATATGAGGATTCCGGTGCAGGTCTTGCAGATAGTTTTTCAGATGCGGCAGAGAGCGCAGGCGATGTTGCGGACAGCACAGGACAGGCGGCAAAGAACATTGACAAGATGAATAAGGGTGTCCGTCAGTTTGATGAATTGAAACTGATTACAACAAATGATGGTTCTGGCAAAAAAGGTTCGGGCGGTTCCGGCGGCGGTGGCGCATCAGGCGGTGCCAGTGGCGGTAAACTTGTCAAGACAGATACTATTTTTAAAAATTACGAAAGTGATATTAAAAATCTGAAACAACTTGGAAAATACATCAGTGATGCCTTATCAAAAGCTATGGAGTCTATCAACTGGGATAAGATTTATTCCAAGGCAAGAAACTTCGGCAAAGGCTTGGCAGATTTCCTCAATGGTCTTATCAATCCGAGATTGTTTGGAAATGTAGGAAAAACGATTGCCGGGGCACTGAATACGGCGATTTATGCCACACTTTCCTTTGGTCAGACATTTGACTGGTCAAACCTTGGAAAATCACTGGCAGAGGGAATAAATAAATTCTTCAAAACATTTGATTTTAAAGCACTTGCAGAAGATATAAATACTTGGGTACAGGGAGTTTACAAGACAATTAAGACCATGATTGAAAATATCAAGTGGTCTGATGTTTGGAAAGGCGTAAAAGATTTTCTTTCAAACATTGATATTGAGACAGTTGAAATTCTTCTCGGAGCGTTTGCTCTGAAACTTGCAGGCAAACTGTTAACAGGGAAACTTCTCAAGGAGACTATTGGGAAATTAATAGGAGCGAAATTCACAGCCGCTTTTGGTTCAACGGCGGTAAAATCATTGCTCTCTTATGCAATTCCTATTTCACTTGCTGTAGTAGTGGCAACGTTATCTTTTACGGTTGGAAAAGATAGCATAAAAAAAGATGTTAATAATTTAAAAAAAGCGTATGAAAAAGGCGGTTTTCTGCAATATCTTCAGGAAAGTTTTAAACAACTTCTTAATCCATTTGAATGGATTAATGCATATGGCGGTGGAGTTTTGAGCCATGATACTGTGATGGACAAATTAGGCATTGGAAATGGAATGAATGTTGATGAATTTGTCAAAAATCTGCCTAAAAAGGAAGATTACAAATCATTAGATGATTTCCAAAAAGCATTAAATGAGTTCAATGATAATATGCCTAATAAATTAAATGTACCTGACAGCTTTGATCTAAAGGCGTGGATAGATGAATGGAAGAATATAAACGGATTAGATGATGTAGATTTACGAGCAGATGTTGTTCTTCCAAATTTACAAGAGAAGATTTCCGAGTTCAAAGACAATGTCAAAGAATGGTGGGGATTGAATGTAGAACTTCCAGTTCATAACAAATTGACAACTACTCAAAATGATATTTCTTTATGGTGGGAAAATGTAAAGGAATATTGGGGAGAAAAAAAGCTTTCAATACAGACAGAAATAGGAGAAATAAAAGGTAAAATAGAAGAAAAGTGGAATGAAGCCTTAACTTACATTCAGGAGAATATTTTCCCGTGGTTCACAAAAGAAAAGTGGATGGAAGTAGGAAATGGAATAAAAGAGGGATTATCTGCTAAATGGGATGAGTTTTCCGATTGGTGGCAGAATACCGGAATATATAATTGGTGGGAAAATCATGTAAAACCTTGGTTTACAAAAGAAAAATGGGATGAACAGGGAGACGGAATGAAAAAAGGTCTTTCTGAAAAATGGGACGAATTTAGTAACTGGTGGAGTACATCTGGAATTGGTTCTTGGTGGACAAATCATGTCGCACCGTATTTTACGAAAGACAAATGGACATTCAGTGGCATTTCTGACGGATTGAAGCAGGCATTTGATAATGCTGTTGCAGGAATTAAGCAGGTATGGAATAATTTTGCAACGTGGCTTAATTCAAAACTGTCTTTTTCATGGGATTCTGTAAATATTGGTGGAAAAGAAATAATTCAAGCTGGCAATATTAACCTCGGGAAAATACCAACATTTGCAACCGGAGGCTTCCCGGAAGATGGTTTATTTTTTGCAAATCACGGAGAAATGGTCGGGCAGTTTAGCAATGGAAATACAGCGGTTGCGAATAACAGCCAAATCGTAGAAGGAATTAAAGCAGGAGTAAAAAGCGCAGTATCAGAAGCATTGACACCATATCTGTCACAAATCGCACAGAATACAAGTGAAAACAGCGGAATTAAAGTTGAATTAGACGGCAAGGTAATATATGACAGTACAGTTAAGCAATGGAAGAGTGAAGCAAGAAGAACACAGAGAAATCCAGTTCCAATATTTTAATGACAAATACCGCCACTTGTGCTAGAATTATTTTATTACAAGTGGTGGGAGGAAAAGCTATGAATGAAAAAAGTGAAACAAAATTATGCAAATACTGTCAGACGGAGATTCCAGCTAAAGCAAAAATTTGCCCTAATTGCAAAAAAAAGCAGGGTGGGGCAACAAAGTGGTTTGTTGCGGTGGTTATAGTTATAATCCTGTTGATTGCCACATTTGGCGGAAACGGAGAAAACAACGATGCAGTTGCTGATTCTACCGAGCAAAATAAAAAAGTTTCTTCTATTAGTACGGTAGATAACAAGGAAGCGACAAGAGAAGAAGTTTCTGATTCTGATTTTTTGGTAAAAGAGTATCTGTACGAAAACACAATAGGAGACACATTAGATTTTTTGATTGTAACAAATAATTCAAACACGAATGTCGCAATTTCTGGGAACGCTATAGCCAAAGATTCAAGTGGGAATTCAATAGGAGCCGCCGACATGAGCATTGATGTATTGGGAGCAGGGGAAACATCTATTGGCGTTTTCTATTTTGATAGTGTGTCCGGAATTGACAAGGTGGATTACACATTAGATTATGACGAAAACCCATATTATAAACCGGTTGTAAATGATTTATCCGTTGAACAGACATTTAATGATGAAAACGTTACTGTATCCGTGACCAATAACAGCGAAAATCCGGCACTTTTTGTAAGCGTGTATGCAATATTTTTTGACAGTAATAATAATGTGGTAAATTATAACAGCACATATATTACAGATTCAGACAATGAGATTAAACCTGGGAAAACTATTTCGGGGCAGCTTGATTGTTATGGAAAATACGATTATGCAGAGGTATATTTTACTGGAAGAGCAGATAAATAGAATAATAAACTAAAGGAGAAGAATGTATGTACGACAAAGAAAAAGGGATTTATCCATCTGGAGGATATCTTGTTGGTAGAGATTTACCATTGGGCGGTTATGTTTTTACTGCAAAAAACGGTCAAAAAGGTTGCGTTACTCTTTACAAAAGCTATAAAGATTTTAAAGAAGAGGAAATGGAATTAACCTATGAATACTTTGAAGAAGATTATCATTTATCGCTAATGGAAGATGGTAATTACTTATTGGTGGAAAATGCGACAATACAGAAAATATAAGAGGAAGCGCAGAGATGCGCTTCTTTTTTGATTTATTTAGCACCTATCATACACGGTAGGTGCTATTTTTATACCTATTTTCAGGAGAATAGCCATGAAAAAATATAAACCAATAGACTGGGGTAAGTGCTCGGAAAACCGGACACCAATAGGAAATCCGAATAATTGCCTTGTGGCGGATATTCTGCCGGACGGAAAAACTGAAATCTTATTTTTAAGTGATGATGGCGGTGTTCGTATTTGTAAATCTGAAAGAGTAACTTGATTGGAGGTGGTCGCATGGCATACAGCGGATGGCTGTTAAAGATTGGAAATTACATAGTGCCAATGTCGTTTATGAAAGCAGAAACATACAGTCCATATGTCAACATGCAGGATTTGGACGATTATACAGACGCCAACGGCTATCTGCATAGAAATGCCGTGGAGTTAAAGGCGTTAAAGGTCGAATTTGAAACCACAGCTATGCTGACAAATAAGACTTTCAATGAGGTTTTAAACAATATTAGAAGCCAGTTCACAAATGCGACAGGGAGAGCCTGCTATATCACAGCGTATATCCCGGAATATGACGATTATGTGACGCAGTATGGCTATATGGCAGATTTTCAGCCTACGATATACGGAACATATGATGGGATAATTCGTTACAATTCAGTTCGACTTGCTTTCATAGGGGGTGTGTATGGTGGTTAATTATAAATATGGCGACTTGTTCAAAAAAGATACGGTCGATAAGCAATTATCCATCGTATCTGATGATGGAAAAATCAATATCACAAATACAGAGCTACACCAAGAAAAATTCGAATTGACCGAAAGTTTGTGTTCAGAACAGGAATTGACGTTTGGTTCGTGTGAAGCTGCCATGATTAAATTTACGGTGTCAAATACATTTTTGCCAATGAAGGGCAGATGGATGACGGTAAGAATGTCCCTTGATGGACATACAGATGTCCCACTCCAGTTCGGACGATATAAGGTTGATTCTGATACTCCCACGGCAGACAGGACGTGCCGTGATGTGGTTGCATATGATGCCCTTTATGACATTTTAAATGCAGATGTGGCAGCATGGTACAACACTGTCTTTCCATCCCATAAAGAGCAGCAGAAAGATAAAGATGGAAAAACTACGACTGTTACAGTTTATGATCCGGTCACAATGAAGCAATTCCGGGACAGCTTTTTTAAGCACTTCGGGATTGAGCAGGCTGACATTATACTGGTTAATGACGGCATGTCTATTGAAAAAACAGTTGCAGTCACGCCATCCAGTGAGACAAGTTCTGATACAGAGGAATCGAGCACCATAGGCGAATCTATGAGCGGCAAAGAAGTGTTGTCCTGCATTTGTGAGATCAATGGCTGTATGGGGCACATGGGGCGCGACGGGAAGTTTCATTATATATATCTGGAGCAGAATATACAGGGACTTTATCCGAGAAACGATCTTTATCCGGCAGATGATTTGTTTCCAAGAGATCCGAAAAGCAACCGTATCGGGAAGGATTTATATATAACGGCTGAGTATGAAGATTTTCTTGTTAAAACGATCAATAAGTTACAGATCCGGGAGCAGAAGAATGATATCGGCGTGATCGTGGGTACTGGAGACAATGCTTATGTGATCGAGGATAATTTTCTTGTATATGGCAAAGGCACAAAAGAACTGAAAGGCATTGCAAAAAATATCCTTTCCAAGATCAGAGGGATTGTTTACCGCCCGTTTACAGCGGACTGCAAAGGAAATCCGTGTCTTGAGGTCGGGGATGCAGTGCGGCTGCCGACCAGATATGAACTGATCGAGTCCTATATTCTGAAAAGAACTCTGAAAGGCATACAGGCTTTGCGTGATGATTTGGAAGCGGATGGGGAAGAGTACCGGACAAACGGGGCGAACGGAATACAGAAAAGTATTTTAAAGCTCAAAGGCAAGAGCAATGTGTTGGAGCGAACCATTGAAAAGACACAGAGCACGATAACTGATGTTGAGAAGGGATTGCAGTCACAGATCACGCAGACCGCAACCGAAATTCGCACAGAAGTTAAAAATACAACGGATGGTTTATCATCGAGAATCACGCAAAATGCGAGCAGTATTACAGCAGAAGTAAAAAGAGCACAGGGGCAGGAAGTTGAACTTGCAGCAGCTATTAAAATTAATGAGGACAAGATTACAGCGGAAGTTACGAGAGCAAGCGAAGCAGAGGGCGATTTGTCCGGAGAGATAGAGGTGACCGCAACTAAGATACGGTCAGAAGTCAGTGCTTCTTTAACAGTATGGGATACCGAAGATTATGACGTTACACATTGTGGTTTCGGGAATCCACAAGATACATACCCTGCATCTTCGTATTATTCTGGACACAGTTTTTTGGATCAGAATACTGGAAAGTTTTATGGTTGCGAACCAGATGGTGGAATAAGCAGTGGAAAATACAAATGGACTCTGATAAAGAAATTTAAGCAGCTTTCATCGAGTGCGTCCAGTACGATTACGCAGTCATCAAAGCAGATCAGCTTGAAAGTATCAAAAGACAGCGTCATTTCAGAAATCAACCAGTCAGCCGAGGGCATCAAAATTAAAGCAAAACTGCTTGAATTAAAAGGTTCTATGGAAATGACCGGGGGATATATGCATATTCAAGCGGAAGAGTCTGTAGAAAACCTTATTGAATTTAAACGCAGTGGAACACTTGTACAGATGGGAACGGATGGATTTCGAACAGTGGAAGGGACGCTTGAAAGTCCTGTTCATAAATGTACGGTTCAATATAATCAGGTTTCATTGCATAAAGGCGCAAACGATAATGACCACATGATGATCCATTTAGACGGAGATACCGGAGTAGGTGGATTCAGAGGTGGAGTAATTAATGGATCTGACAAAAGAATAAAAAACACAATTTTAGATTTAAGCAAAAAGCAATCATCTGAGTTTATTTATTCTTTAAGAGCAAAATCGTATCGTTATAATTTCGAAAAGGATGGATTTCATCATGGCTTTATAGCACAGGATGTTTTGGAAAGTGTGGAAAAAGGATGGAATATTTGCCCTCAAATTTTCTCAAACGGTAACGGAGAAAAGTATTACGGACTGAATTATACAGAGCTGATCGCTGATCTGGTTGCAACAGTGCAATTACAGCATGAAGAGATAGAAAATCTGAAAGAAAAGGTGGAAAGTTTATGATTAACGCAGAAATCCGAGAGTTTGAGAATGACATTATTAATTATGTAAATGCCTGTGAAAGTATTCCGGTTGAGGTTAAATATCTGGTGTTTAAAGATATTTTGCATCAGATCGAATCAGAAGCAAATAGAAATGTGATTGCCGAACGGGAACAGATGGAGAAAGACATGGAAAAGGAGGGCAAGGAACATGAATAAAGCACACGTACCTATCAACTGGGAGAATTACCCAAGCGATGAGACTCCGTTGAACGAACGAAACCTCAACAAAATGGATAGTGCTATCGGCATTATTGACGACAATGTAGTTACCCTGGATGCGACAAAAGCAACCAAGACAGAGGTAGCAACTCTTGTTGCAGACGTGACCTTTGAGGAATCGACCGGAATCATTACGATCACAAAAAAGAACGGTTCTAAGATTACGATTGATACACAGATGGAGAAAATCGCAATCAACTTCGTTTATAACCCGACCACACAGCAGATTATCCTGACTCTGATTGATGGCACGAAACAGTACATAGACCTGTCGGCACTGATTACACAGTATGAGTTCCTTGATTCTGATACGGTAGCTTTTTATATTGATAAGGATGGAAAAGTGTCTGCCATCGTCAAAGAGGGTAGCATCGAGGAAAAACACTTGGAGCCAAACTATCTTGCGAAAATCAAAGTGGAAGTGGCAAAGGCAGAGTCAAGCCAGCAGGCAGCGGCAAAGTCCGAAGCCAACGCCAAAGCAAGTGAGAATGCTGCAAAAGCCAGTGAAACAGCGGCAAAAACATCCGAAACCAATGCCAAAGCGTCAGAGACAGCGGCAGCGAAGTCAGCTACGGCGGCAGAGGCATCCGAAAGCAACGCAAAAGTCAGTGAGACATCCGCCAGTCAGTCTGCAGCCACAGCCACAAGTGAAGCGGCATCTGCCAGTCAGTCAGCCAGTACCGCCACAGATAAAGCCAATATTGCAACGCAGAAAGCAACAGAGATCATCGGTAAAGCCGAATCTGCAGCAGATAGTGCAACCAAAGCACAGAGTTATGCTGTTGGTGGTACAGGAAGCAGAGAGGGCGAGGATTCTGACAATGCCAAGTATTACTATCAGCAGGCAAAAGACATATCAGAAGGACTTAAAGGTGGATTGCAGCCACACGGAACAGTTGCATTTGCAGATCTTCCGGCACTTGCGGATGTTAGCACAGGGTGGATGTTCAATATTTCAGACGAATTTACAACCACGGATGATTTTAAAGAGGGAGCTGGGAATGTAATTCCTGCCGGAGCAAACATCTATAAAACATCAGATGAAAAATGGGACGTGCTTGCCGGTACTCCTGTGACGGGGGTTAAGGGCGCAAAAGAAGCATCCTATCGGCGAGGAAATGTCAATCTCACTCCAGCAAACATTGGGGCAGTAGCGACAGGTGGAGATACAGCGAACAATATCGTATCATTTACGAGCAGTGATGTGGCAGACGGATTAACGTCAGCGTGGACGACTGTATCAAAATTATCAAGCGGTGAAAAACACTCTTCAATTTTTGCGAAGGTGTCACAGATGTTCAAGAATGTGCGGTATCTCTATAAAATGCTTGGAACGACAGACATTTCTAAGATTGGGAATGGTACTTGTACCGGGGCGATATCATCGTTAAACAGCGGTTTAGCAAATAAGTATTTTATTAAAATAATGAAAAGCGACTGGTCTGGAATTATGGGTTCGCTTATGCCAATGTTTAATATTAATAATGATAATATGATAGATCTCATTGCACACAACGAGCAGAATGATACTTATCCTGGCGTACGAGTTGCCCGTGCTAGTGCAGATTATGATGGTAATAACATTCCAGACACATATTTAAAAAAGTCAGATGCCAAAAATAATGTATCTGCCTTATCCAATACTGCAACAAATTATAATGACCAAACTCCTGTCGTGCAGTATTTCACTGTCCCGGATGATGGGTATTATCTTATTACAGGTCTTGTCACTTTCAGTTCAAACGCAAATGGGTTTCGTGAAGTTTTTATAACAAATACAACATCTAACTATGTCATGGGACGAGTCAGAGTTCCTGCGGTATCCGGCGGTGCATCAACTTTACAGGTAACGAGTGGTGGCACTTTCGGACCGGGACAGACTGGTACACTCAGTACTTATCAGAACTCAGGTTCAAATCTTAATGTGCAGGAATGGTTAAATATGGTAAAGATCGCACCTAAGCTGTAAAAAAACTGCATTAAAAATTAAATATAATAAAATCAAGAGCCTAAGAGCCGATTACATGACCATGTGTTGTGTAGCCGGCTCTTTTAAATAACAAGCCTACGGGCAGAAAGGAAAATTATGCACTTAAAATTCATCACAGATAACTGGCAGATGCATAATTTTCAACCAGTAATTAATTTTTTAACAAAATTTAAACTAATCAATCGACATTCTGCGACAATAAGAAATTTACCTGTCGAAACTTGCGACCGAAAGAAATTGAATGTTTGCGGGAAAATTTGTAAAATAAAATTGTCCGATAAGGGCACTTCAAGTTCTGGCTGAGGGGCGGGATAAGGCGTTTTCTTGTCCCTCAACTACAAACGAGTTTGTAATTTGTAGCAATTTGTCAAATGGGGTTGACGTTATCGAACATAAGTTCTATAATTTGTGTATCGCTATCGAAAGTGCGGAATGATTGGAGGAAATCAATATGGGGGAAAAAGATTGCAATGAAGCCAAAGCGTTTTACAAACAAAAAATAACTGAAATGGTCGCGAATTGTGACAATGAAGAGTGGTTAAAACTCATTTATATATATGTCAAAAGATTATTAGAATAGAAGAAAAGCCAAGGGTTTGCGCATTGCCCTTGGCTTTTCTTTATTCTTCTTGGCTTTGATTTGCGATTGAATCAATGAATTTCTCCAATGCATTCCATCCGGTATCATCCAGTTTGGATAATGCCGTGATTAAACGTTTTTTAAAATCTGAATCTTCACATTTTAAAACATCAACAAGCATCTCGTTTATTTGTTCATTTTTTGTTTTCGGAATAAACATTTCGCCGTTTCCAGTTCGTAACCAATCTTCATTGACATTTTCATTTCGTAACATGATTATATGTTGTTCTGTTACGTTTCTGCGTCCTGATTCAATATCGGAGACACCAGACTTGGTTATTCCGAGAATCTTTCCAAATTCTTCTTGGCTTTTTCCCATAGCCTTGCGAAGTTCTTTCATTCGCTCATTCATAATCTCACCTCTCTTTCTACATAGAACTATACCATACGCAAACAGAATTGTAAATAGAAAAAGTTCGCAAACGGAACAAAAACATGTTGACATAGTTCTGAAAGCGTGATATATTATACGCATACCGAACAAAAACAACATTAAAAGTTCGGCAGAAAGGAGTGATACAGTGAGTAAAATCAAGGCTCATGCAGTTGCATTTTTTAATAAGCATTTTGTGAAATGGAAGTTTTTACAGAGTCTTGTCGTTGTTCCATATGAAAAAGATGGGAAAATGTATCTGCACATTTCACAAGTATGTGCAGGCGGGAAAAGGGTTATAAAAAGAACTTTCCTCATTGAACATCTGGTTGATGATAACTTGGCGGTTACAGACCAAACGCTCGCAGAGGAAAAGAGAGTGTTTAAAAATCCTACATTATTTTAATCCATGTAGTATATCCGCACTCTTTGCATTCTGGTAGCATTTCGCCTTGCTTTACAGTGACGATTCCCTTTTTATTTTCGCCACCGCATTGCATACATACATATGTTCCTTTATCTGCAAACTCATATGTAGCAAATGTTTCAGAATAACCATTATCCATATTATCACCGCCTTTCCTTATTTAATAAGGAAATTATATCACAGGGAGAAAGGAAGTGAATACATGAGCGAACAGGAAAAGAAAGTTGTAGAAAAGTTGAAAGACGCGATTCCCAAAATGAACGATTTTCAGAAAGGATATGTTCTGGGAATGGTCGAGGGTTCAGCAAACAAGGCAACCAGTGAAGAAACTGGGAACTCAAAAACGAAAGAATAAGAAGAACTGAATATTGAGATAGTTGAGAAATATGTCTAAATTTGTAGATTAAATGTGTTTGTAACACAGGAAATCAGTTGATACAATTAATATGCGACGGCGGCAGGAAATGAGTTACATTATTGCTTTATTTTCCGCATCATCTTTAGTATTTTATTTAATCTCTTTTGTACTTTTTTAAATCCTTTGTATAGGTCGATTGTCATGGATGTTACGGTTAGAATTATGAAGAAGTCGTAACCGGTAACACGCCATGCCAATAATGAGATAAGTATACTAACGATTTTCATGATAACAGTTCCTTTCATGATGGCCGCCGCCGTACATTAATTGTATCAACAAAGCAAAATAGAGACAACCAGTATTTTCCAACTATCAAGCGGTAGTTGGATTTTTTATTGCAAAAATCCGGAAAGGAGAAGAATGAATGAACAATTTAGAAACAACCAAAATGCAGACACCAATCGAAATTGCACTTGGTGTCGATGAAGACGGAATGACCACCGCAAGAAAGCTGTATGCGTTCTTGGAATTGGCGCAGGGACAGTTTTCAAGATGGGCGAAATCAAACATTGTTGATAATGAATTTGCCACTGAAAATGAGGATTACTGGGGGTTCGACATTAATGTCGAGGGTAACAAAACGCAGGATTACAAACTCACAGCCCATTTTGCAAAGAAACTTTCTATGAAAGGGAATGGAGCGAAAGCAGAAGAAGCACGAGATTATTTCACGACCTTGGAAGAACGTGTGAAACAAAAGGTAATCGACCTCAATCAGTTATCACCGGAGTTGCAGATGTTCCAGAAGATTTTCAATTCTGTAGCGGAACAGCAGTTGGAACAGAAACGGCAGGCGGAACAACTGAACCATGTGGAACAAAGAGTTGAGAGCATCCGAGAAGTGGTTGCACTTGATACAACATCATGGCGTGACGATACTGGAAATATTTTAAGAAAAATCAGCATGGAACTTGGCGGTGGACAGGCATACAGCCAAGTAAGAGCCGAAAGCTACGAACTGTTGTCAAAGCGAATGGGTGTAAATCTGAAACAGCGCTTAACCAATAAGCGCAGAAGAATGGCTGACGAGGGCATCTGTAAATCAGCAAGAGACAAATTATCCTACGTGGATATTATTGCAGAGGATAAGAAACTGATTGAGGGATATACAGCCATTGTAAAAGAAATGGCAATCAGATACGGAGTCGGAAAAGAATGAAAAAGTTAGTAAAGATAATTGAAATGATCGGCACCGTTGTTTTTCTGTTTTGCATCTGCATTGATGCAACGGAGTATCCGGTCACTGCTATACCTGTATTGATTGGATTACTTCTTATTTATATAGGAACAAAAATAGATGGGGAGTGGCAGGAGTATACAGAAGAGATCGTAGATCATAATTATAACAGTGAGTCTGAAGACGATGACGGTATTACCTATATCGCATTTGACACAGATTACAGCAAAGAAAAAGAAAAGGAATCATCCGAACCGACCAAAGCTGAATGATTCCAGTTCAAGCAATAGCATAAGCTATTTGCGCCTATTTTAGCACAAGAAAAGGAGAAATTCAAATATGAGAGCAGAAAACAATAAAGTGGAACTTACAGGAACGATTATCACAGAGCCGGAATTTAACCATGAGGTGTTTGGAGAGGGATTTTATAATATGCACCTCAAAGTGGATAGATTAAGTGGGACGGCTGATATTATCCCATTAATTATTTCAGAGAGATTAATCAATCTGAATGATAAATACACGGGCACTGCCGTTAATGTTTCCGGTGTGTATAGTTCTTATAACAAACATGAGGAAAAGAGAAATCGTCTGTTATTATATGTATTCGTCTGTGAAATCGAAAAAGCAAATCCGGGAGAGCATGCAAATTTGAACAATATCCAGCTTGACGGATATGTATGCAAAGAACCGACTTACAGAAAAACACCACTTGGAAGAGAAATTGCAGATTTATTAATCGCAGTCAATCGTTCCTACGGAAAATCAGATTATATCCCATGTGTTGTTTGGGGCAGAAATGCAAGATTTGTTGGTCAGTTGGAAGTAGGAACTCATATTGAGATCAATGGGCGCATTCAGAGTCGTGGGTATGTAAAGATGTACGAAGACGGGACGGAAGAGCAGAGAACAGCATATGAGGTGTCTGTAAGCAAAATTAATGTATTAGAGGAGGAAAATTAAGATGGCAGAAAATACCGTTACAATTCCCGTTGAGGAATATGCAGATCTGGTTGCATGCAGGACGAAAGTTCATACAGCATGTGCCATTATTGCAAATGAGCACCAAAGAGACATTGAGCTGATGGGAAAAAAAGGAACAACTATTGATTCAAAAATTATAGAGTCAGCTCTTGGATATGTTGACGATGAAGCATGCTTTGAAGAGGCACTTAAAAAATATAAAGAGTGGAAGGGGAAAGAAAATGAAACTGAAAATTAGATCGTTACATATGGAGAATTTCAAGGGAATCAAGATGCTTGACGTGACTTTCTCGGGCAAAACGAAGATCAGCGGGCAGAATGCCGTAGGAAAGACAACGATCTTTGATGCGTTTACATGGCTGCTTTTCAACAAGAACAGTTCTGGAGAGGAAAAGTTTAATGTACGACCATTGAACGAAGGAATACGAGTTGATAATGTGGAGATCAAGGTGTCTGCCATTCTGGATGTAGATGGCAATGGAGTTGAACTTTCCAAGACACAGAAACAGAACTGGGTTAAGAAGCGTGGAACCGATACGGCAGTATTGCAGGGAAATGTCAATTCATTCGAAATTGACGGTTATCCAAAAAGTGAAGCTGATTTCAAGGATTATGTTTCCGGTCTGGCACAGAGCGAGGAAATGTTTAAGATGCTGACTAATCCACAGTATTTTTCTTCTCTGAAATGGAAAGACCAAAGAGATATTCTGATGAAACTTGTTTCAGAAACATCAGATGTGGAATTGGCAAAGACGGATGGCAAGTATGCACCACTGATTAATGAATTGGAGAAAGCACCGTCCACAGATGATATCCGTGCTAAGTTTTCCAAAGCGTTATCCGGGTGGAAGAAGAAGCAGGCTGAAATTCCGGTGCGCATTGATGAAGCCGAGAAATCCAAGATTGATGTGGATGTGGCAGAACAGGAGCTTGCAAAGGTGGATCTGGTAAGAAGAATCGCTGAATGTGGCAAGAAAATGGAGAATGCCGGTAGCGCGTTGGGCGATTTAAGAAGTAAGGAAATGCAGTTACAGTTTGACATGTCCGGCATGGAACAGACGATGAATCGCGAGTTATCAAACAAAAGAAGCATCATGGATGCTGAATTGCGTGATTGTAAAAATGAGTTAGAACATTTTGCGGTTACGATTTCTTTAAAAGAGAAACAGATTTCTGATAACGAAAAAACTATCACTGATGCGGATGCAGAGCGGAAGAAACTGGGCGAACAGTATAATTCTGAGAAAGCCAAGGCGTTTGATGAAACTCCGTATCTCTTTGATGAATCCAAGTGGATATTCGATGAATCTACAACGGTTTGTTCCTTATGCGGTCAGAAGTTACCGGCTGATAAGATTGAGCAGTTAAAGGCTGATTTTGAAGAAAGAAAGACAAAAGCCAAGGCAGATGCAAAGCGGAAACTAAGTGATTCAAAAAGTGACTTTATTACCCAGAAAGAATCCAACTTGGAAGAAATCAAGGCATATGGGTTTGCGAAGAAAAATCTTATCGAGGAACTGACAAAGAAAAATGCTGATCTGCAAATGGAAATAGATTCCTTAAAGAAACAGGAGCAGGGGACTTTTACGAATAAAGAGGAACTTTGCAAACTGTTATCCGAGATCCCAGAAGAAGCTGACTATTCGCAGAATGAGGAATATGCGAAGTTAAAAGCAAGGCATAATGAAGTACTGGCAGAGATTGAAAAGCTTGAATCAAACGGAGTAGATCAGGTTGTTACTGATTTAAAAGCCGAGAAAGCCGATCTGCAGAGTCAGCTTGAAGAGGTGAACAAGGTTATTGCGCAGGCGGCTAACAATGTTGCGATTGATGATCGTATCGAAACGCTTCGTGACGAGCAGAAAGAAATCGGGCAGAAAGTTGCCGACCAGGAACAGATGCTTTACCTCTTGGAAGAGTTCATTCGCTTCAAGCTGAATAAGGTTTCTGAATCTATAAACAGCCATTTCAAGACCGTAAATTTCAAACTCTTTGAAACGCAATTAAATGGCGGTATGAAAGATTGTTGCGAGTGTACTGTGAATGGCGTTCCGTATTCAACTTTAAACAGCGGTCACAGAATTGTAGCCGGACTTGATATTATCCGCTCGTTAAGTGAATTGTACGGCGTGAGCGTGCCGATTTTTGTGGATAACGCAGAATCACTGAATGAGTTCAATGTGCCGGATATGGATGCGCAGCTAATTCTTTTGAGCGTTTCAGAGGACAAACAGTTGAAAGTGGAGGGTGTGTAAATGAAAGAAGAATTATTGAAAATAGCATCGGAAAGTTTATCTTCGGATGAAGTAAGTGAAATTGTCAAAGAAAAATTTATGAATGCATTGGGAGGAGCAATCGAAGATGCTTTTCGCTGGGGAGATGCAAAGCATGCCATTGAGGAAAAGGTAAAAGAAGTCATGGTTCCATACATTGAGAGTTATGATTTTTCAGAGTACCTTCCTAAACTTGATTCTGTTTTAACAGAGATTGTTAATTCGGATTTCTGTATTGGAAATAAAAAGATTTTGGAGAATTTTAAAGACCTTATGATGGAGCCGGAGCAGAAAGAAATCAAACTTACGGATTTGTTCAAGGCATGGATTAAACAATGTGAAAGGGATATTGACACAGAAGATTTAGACATTGATTACGATGATGGCGTTTCTTATCAATCCGTGGAATGTGAAATGCGGTTTGAGCTGGAAGATAAGCCATCATGGAGCAGTGTGCAAAGAGCAGTTATCACATTTGAAAATGAGCATGATGAAAAACTGAATGTTGAAATTCCTGTGTCAAAGTGGATATGGGATAACGGAAAAGAAGAACCATATACACTTTCTTCCTATAAGGATTTGACGATTTCGTCAATTAGAAACTTGAGTGAATTTGAGGTGCTACTCTTGAGATTATCCAGAGCTAAAACGGCTATCGTTATTGATAAGGAATATGATGACAGTTATATTCGACCGGAAAAAGAACCGGAAGCGGATTTTCATTAAGAAAGCTAGGATGTAGAATGTCTAGAGTTGGAATAAGCAACAACATCACACAGCCGGATGCAAGGTGCATGTCGTGCAAGCGTTGGAAGAGTGCAAGCAAGAAAGGATTCTTTGATTTTGCGGAATCCGGACATTGTTCTCTTCCGTATTGTGAGAAAGACGCAAGAAATAAAGGAAAGAGAGGTCGTGTACATGGATGATATTGAAAAGTTGAAGGCTGAAAACTCGGATTTGCGAACAAAGGTAGACGAACTTGAGAGTAATAAATATCGCCTTGAAGGAGAACTTAGAAAGGCCACAGAAACAAACGAACGACTTTTACGGATTGTTGAGAATATGTCAAAGGGGCATTAAAAAAGGAGGGTTAACGATGCAGTATATCAAAGCAAAATTTCCAAACAGCACCAGAAGTTATACATACCGCACCGAGGATTCCGTGAAAGCCGGTGACACGGTTGTAAATGCCAAAGGCGCAAAGCTGACGGTTACGGATGAATCGGTGGATATGGCATGGGTGGAAACTTACGGTGCTGATAAGGTGGCGGTTGTGAAGAAATATGAGGAACTGGAAAGCGGTGGCGATGATGAGAGTTAATCCATGTAGATATTGTGCATTGTCTATAAACCTTAACGGAAAGCATTGTTCAAGGTATTCTTCCGAAGAGTGCGCAAAATGTGAGAACATTCAAAAACACAGGGAATACCTTTTAAGTCAGCGAAAATTCGCAGAGGGTGAGCAGATTACAAGCATTGAGGAACTTTTAAAACAGGAATGGGTAATGTGGTATCACAGTACAAAGCACATAGAGGTTTTCAAGAATATGCAACTCAATCTTGTTTTGAAATTTCTTAAAAATGGAGCATTTAAAAAAGCAATAAGGAAAGAAAGCGAGGAAAAATAATTATGGCAGAGAACACAGCAGTAGCAAAGACAGAGGAAAAGACAGAGGTTGCACACAGCAACAACAAGGTTACAGACTATAGCCTTGGAATTTTTGGAACATCAGATAATTTCATTATGGCTATGCAGATGGCAAAGGCGTTGGCGAGTTCAACTATCGTTCCGGCAACATTCCAGAAGAACGATGCAAACTGTCTGATTGCTATTGAGCAGGCGCAGAGACTGCGAGTAAGCCCACTGATGGTTATGCAGAATCTGTATGTGATCCAGGGTAGACCGAGTTGGAGCAGTAAATTTCTGATTGCCGCAATCAATAATTCCGAAAAATTTGATATGGAATTGCAGTTTGACGAAGCAAAGGACAAGAACGGCAAGCCATTCTCATGTACGGCTTGGACTATGAAAAATGGTCGCAGGGTTGAGGGCATGGAAGTAAATATGGATATGGCAAAAGATGAGGGTTGGCTTGGTAAGAACGGTAGTAAGTGGAAAACCATGCCACAGTTAATGCTTCGTTACAGAGCGGCATCTTTTTTCTCCAGTCTGAATTGTCCGGAATTGACGATGGGGCTTTATACAAAAGAAGAAATGCAGGACAACGATTTCAAGGAATATCCGATGGAAGATTTGCAGGAACAGGTCAAGCGTGATATTTCCGAAAATGCCAATTCAGAGCCATTTGTTGTAGCTGAATCCGAAGCTATTGAGACCGGGAGCGAAGTAGTCGAATCAGAGCCAGAAAAAGTAGCCGGAGAAGTCGTTGAGAATGACGAGAACGTGCCAGACTTTATGAAGGACTAGGAGGTTGCCATGAGAGTTATATCGCAGGACGGAACAATGGATTTCCCGTATGATAACGCTTTGGTTTCTGTATATAAAGGATGTATAAATGGGCGCGTTTATGTGAGAATGCAGATATGTGGATATGATGATTCAGTAGATGTTGCAGATTATTCCACCGAAGAGAAAGCAAAGAAAGCTATGGAAATGCTTAGAGAAGAATATCAAAAATATGCAAGCCAGAATTACATGAAAGTATTTCAGTTCCCGGCAGAGGAAGAATTGGAGTAGCCTATGGAAGTTATTTCATTTTTAGAGTCAGTTCAGAAAGGTATGAAAGATAATATTTATAAATTCTGCAAAGATGGGAGATGCAGTCAATGCGGTAATTGCTGTTCCAACCTTTTACCAATGAGCAGAAAAGAGGTAGCTGCTATTCACAGATATGTCCGTAAGAACCATATCAAAGAATGTAAGCACCTGCTTCCTACTGTGAAAAAACCGTATGATATGACATGTCCTTTTCTTGATACGGATAAGAGTTGCGAGAAATGCAGAATCTATCCGGTTCGACCGGAAATTTGCAAGCAATTTATCTGTGACAATGAACAGAGAGCAAAGCACAATAGGTCATTGTTGGGACAGACGAGACAGATTATTGATGTGAGGAGTGAGTTCTTTAATGAGACTTAAAGTTTTAGGTTCTGGTTCATCCGGCAACTGCTATATTCTGGAGAATGACAAGGAAGCCTTGATAATCGAAGCTGGGTTACCTTTTACGGGAGTCAAGAAAGCACTGGATTTCAATGTGATGAAAATTAAGGCTGTGATTACTACCCATTTCCATATTGACCATAGTCTTTATAGCTTACAATATGTGCAAGCTGGCATTCCTGTTTTTGAACCATGCAGACCGCCGATAAAATATTCTGAAATGCGTTTTAGAAAAGGAAATTTTGACATAAGGGCATTTGAAAACCGTGATAAATCTGGAAGATGGCTACATAACAACGGAGACGGTTCAGAGTGCCCGTGCGTTGGGTTTTACATTACGCATCCAGAGATGGGAAGCCTTGTGTATGCAACAGACACGGAATACGTCAGATGGAGATTTAATGGTGTTAATCACATCATGGTGGAAGCCAATTATGATATGCAGTTTGTGAACCGAGAAGAGCCAAATTACGAACACAGATTAAGAGGCCATATGAGCTTACCAACGGCACTTGACTTTATTTCTACTAACGATAATCCGGCATTGAGAAATGTCGTTCTAATTCACTTATCAGATAAAAGCGGAAATCCCGCACTTTTCAAACAAAAGACAGAAGAAACAGTTAAATATGGGGCAGATGTTTACGTGGCAGAACGTGGATTAGAGGTTGATATGGACCTTTGCCCGTTTTGATAGGTTGAAACACCAATGTGAAAGCATAAAAGAAACCAGTTTATGCGGTATCTAACTTTGGTAGGGAATTTAATATATCACAAAACTAAATTGAAAGCCATGAGATACCTTTGGCGGTTGCTAAAAGTGACCGTCAGAAAGGAGAATACGTGTTAATAATTGAGGATAAAGGACAGAAAGAGGGCTTACATATCCTTAAGAATAGATATTTTAAAAGCCACGATATGGAAGTCTTGCGTGCACCATTGCCGGTTGGAGATTACATAATTGCCACAGACAAGGTAGAGGATGTTATCCATAGAAAATCAGCTAGAAAAATGGAACTTAAAAAGATGGATTTTCTTGGCACATATGATGTTTCCGTTGACACGAAAAAGGACATGCAGGAAATTGCAGGGAATATCTGTGGAAAAGCACATCCGAGATTCCGTGACGAGTGTATTTTGGCGCAGAACAACGGAATTAAGCTATATGTGCTTATTGAAAATACAGACAAGGTGTATTCCGTCAATGATGTATTTACATGGCATAATCCACGAGTGGACCGGTATAACAATATTGCATATATGCACACACTTGGAAAATTGCTGAATGTATCGCTACCGAAAACAAAGCCGACATCTGGCAAGGTATTGGCAAAAGCTATGCTGACAATGCAACTTAAGTATGGCGTTGAGTTCGTATTTTGTCGCCCGGAAGATGCTGGGGCAAAGGTTATTGAATTGCTTGGAGGTAGTGAAAATGGCGGAGAATAAGCGGTATTACTGGCTTAAACTGATGGATGATTTCTTTGATAGCAAACGAATCAAAAAACTCCGAAAGATGGCAGGCGGCGATACATACACGATCATATACCTTAAGATGCAGTTGTTGTCGTTGAAAAAGGGCGGCTACTTAGAGTATTCCGGCTTGGAAGATGAATTTTACAAAGAGATTGCTTTGGATATTGACGAGGACGAAATTAATGTTCAGGTAACGATTCAGTATCTTCTTTCCTGCGGATTGCTTGAAACATCAGATTCCATTGAGTACAAGTTGCCATTTGTGCAAGATAACCTAGGAAGTGAGACGGCAAGCACTCGTAGAAGTCGTAAATCTAGGGAAAATGCACAAAAAGCGTTGCAATGCAACAGTGGAGCAACGGAGTGCAACATTTTGCAACAAAATTGCAATGTAGAGATAGATATAGAGAAAGATATAGATACAGATATAGAGATAGAGAAAGAAAATACAAAAGAAAGCGTGCCTGCATCTGATTTGGACTTTGACGCGGAATGGGGATGGGAATACACGATCAATGCATATCCAAAGAAAACGTCGTTAACGTCTGCCAAGGTAGCATGGATGGACAAGCTTTTAGAAGTTATCGAGCCGAACAGGAAAGCCGTTGCAAAGCTGATATATGAGGCTACAGTGGCATATGTTACTGACTATATAGAGAAGAATCCAGATGATACGAATTATCGCTACATACCAAAATACGGAGACTGGCTGAAAGAGGATTGCGATTACTGGATTCGTCAAGTTGAGAAACGAAAGCGAGGTGAGAGCAGTTGACGGAAGCAGAACAGGGAGTGATCGGTTGCGTACTGATCGACAATGATTCCATGTTTAAGGTTTACAACAAATTGAAGCCGGAAATGTTTAGTACGGAATTTTGCCAAGATGCATTTGCAGAAATGCTTGCCATGTATGACCGGGGTGAAAACATCAATATCGTTTCGCTGTCTCAGTCACTTGAAAACCACAAATGGGAGCCGGAAATGATTGCCGAGGAGCTTAAGGAATGTATTGCCGCAACTCCGTTATCGACAGCAATGAAAAACTATGCGGATGCAGTCATTAAGGATTGGCGGGCAAGGGAAACGAAAAGCCTTTTCCAGAGAGTGAGCCTTAGACCGTGTGATATTGACAATTCTATAGCTGAAGTTCTCACGAAACTCGAAGAAATCCAAGAAAACAAAACCGTTCACTCAAAAACTATGAAGCAGATTGTTGCAGAAAATAGAGGGAATTATTTCAATGAGCATGTAGGCGAGGGATTGATAAAAACTGGATTTTATCGAACGGATGATTGCCTTGGTGGCTTGGAATGCGGAGACGTTACTGTAATTGGTGCGAGACCGGGTGTTGGAAAGTCTGCAATCGTTACGCAAATGATCGGGCAGATGGCAGAAAAGGATTATAACATTGGCTACTATAACCTTGAAATGAACGAATCACAGGTGTATGAGCGTTTCGTTTCTCGAATGTCTGAAATCGGTCTGACAAGGGTTCGCCGGGCAAAGGCTTTTCTTGGTGGGGAGAAAGAAGCATTCGACAAGGCGAATGAAACACTTTCCGGGTATAGCATCACTATTTCAACCGGCGCGAAGTCGGTAAGTGAAATCCGGGCAGAATGCAGGCACCAAAGATATGATGTGATCGTGATTGACTACTTGCAGTTAATCAAGGCTGATCGAAGATTCGGTAACCGTGCATCCGAGGTCGGAGATATTTCAAAAGCTATCAAAGCCTTGGCTATGGAACTGCATGTGCCAATTATCGTACTGTCTCAGCTTAATCGAATATCAGAGATGAGAGAAACAAAAGAGCCAACTATGGCAGAATTGAGAGAATCCGGAGACGTTGAGCAGGATGCATCAAACATTATCTTGTTATGGAATCTTGATGAAGATGGTCAATATAAGGGATGGAAAATTGAAAAGCAAAGGCAGGGAACGCATTTAAAAGAAGTTCTCCAATTTGACGGCGATCACATGAGATTCATTGAGCGAACCGAAACCATTGAACAGATTCAAGCACGGATGCGACAGAAAGACGGTTTCCGAGAAGTATGTGGCAGCACACCATTTGATTAAAAGGTGAATGATTATGGCAAGTAAGAAATTTGAAAAAGGTTCCGAAGAATGGCAGTTTTTTAATGACTATTATAAATTCCGGCAGCAGTTTTATGAAGCTGATAACGAAGATGAGTGGTTCCAAGGAATGATGGAAGCAGGGGAAATGCTAATTAAAAAATACACACGGACAAATATATCAAAATATGTTCAAAGTCTTGTATTTAGCCATTTTGAGGATGTAGAGAGGAGATGGAAGAACAAATGAGTAATGCACTGGCAAGAAAGAAAAAGCGAATGCAGCCACTTGGATATTCCAAGAGTGAACTGATCGGAATACAGAGACACGCCAAGGCACAAAGCAATGCGGATTATCTGATAGAGGAATCCTATTATAACGTTCGCATGATGGCATACCAGACACTTCATGATAAGTTCGGATTTAGTCAGAAAAGAATTATCAGAGTAGAACAGACGATTGAAACGTATTTAGGAGATGCCGAAAAGGATGGAATGTCAGCAGAGGAGCTTGGATATTTCATGAAAACAAAATGCGGTATTGATGTGCGGGAAGAAACCAATAAGATACCGTACCGTGAAAGTTTTTATCTGGTAGAGCGAAAGATCGCACCAAGCTGCATGATACAGGCAAATAAATTTTTACTGGCGCAGGTATTTAATTACTTTGCAATGTTGGGTGTCTGTTTGAAAACAAAGTTTAAGTTCTCTTCCAATCAGATCAGACAGGTGTATGAGAGAATCAGGTATCTGATTAACTGCATTGCTACCGGATATGAAACCATGGCAGGAATTGCAAGTGTACTGGAGCATGAATGTAAGTACATTGACAAGCGGTTTATTGGAAAGACGTATGAAATATAGGAGGAATGGTTGATGGACAAGTTAGTTGTGGAACTGCAGGATGGATATTTTGTGGAGATTGATTCTCTGAATCACACCCTGAGACAGAGATATGCCGGACAGGATAAGGACGGCAATGAAAAAGAAAGCGTTCGAACAATCGGATATTTTGGAGACATGAAACAGTGCATTAAGGCTTTGTTAGAGCGTTATCCGAGGGAGTTATCTGAAAAAGCACAGATTTCCTTTGATGAATATTTAGAACTGTTGGATAAGGCTTATATGAGGTCAGAACAGCTTGTGAACAGAATCGGAAAGAGGCAGGGGGAGATATAAATGTGGAAAGAAGGTAAGAAACGCCGTGCAATTATCGGAAAAATGAATAATAACTTGTCAATGCCGACAAAGCACCCGGACCAGGATGCGTTGAAAAGATTCAGAGAAGTACCGTATCAGTTGCGGTACGGGAAGGAGAAGAAGGATGCTGAATAAAGAGAAGTATGCAAAAGAGATTATTGAAATCGCGTGCAATGGGGGGAACATTGCCGTCGTTAATGGAAAGCTGGAAAATTGCAGAAAAACACAGTGCAACGAGTGTAATTTTAATGGCGGCACAATAAGAGATTGTGAAATAAAGACGAGAAAATGGGCGAACAGCGAATATGTCGAACCGATTGAACCACAGGTTGATTGGAGTAGAGTTCCAGTTGATACACCGATTCTTGTGAGACATAGCGAATCCTGTGGATGGGATCGGAGATATTTTGCAAAATACAACAACGGATTAGTGTATGCATGGAAACAGGGCACTACATCATGGAGTGCTGAAGATCCGGCATATGTATGTGAATGGAAATATGCAAAACTGGCAAAAAGCGAGGATCAGAATGTCGATAAGCAGGATTAAAAACCGGATATCTGAGGCAGCAACAGAAGCCTGTGGATATTCTCCACTAACAAAAGTGGTTTCAGAGGAAGAGATAAACAGGATTTTGGCAGAGGAAGAAAAGACTGGTGGGTGGATTCCGGTAACGGAGAGACTGCCAGAGGATGATAAATACATCCTGATTTCATTCGAGAATTTTACTTTACCGGATATTGGCAGATATGAGGTTGATAAGGACGGAAACGGTGCATTTTATCCGGGAGACGATGAGAAAAGCTATACGGCTTATGATTTATATGTGAATGCATGGATTCCACTGCCGGAGCCGTACCGAGAAAGCGAGGAATGATATGAAAGATGGAATACATCCTGATGGATACACAGTGACAAATAAACAGACCAATGCAGACCGGATCCGGAGCATGACGGATGAAGAACTTTTAGATTTCCTTTGCTCAATCGAAACATATGAGCAGGGTAGCGTAAAGACCATTGAGGGCGGCGTAGCAATGTGTTCTGTTACAGAGGTGGAACAATGGCTTAAGGCAGAAAGTGAGGGATAGCATGGAGAGATTAACATATGTGACAGAGAATGGAGAGGTTTTATTTCATCCAGCAGATTTACCGGATGATGAGGGAATTACCATTACCCAGCTTGCGAAAGATGGAAGATACAAAGCCCTGGAAGAGATTGCGGAAAGACTTGCAAATAGAGAGCAAGCCGAGGAGCAGGGATTACCTCTGCGGTTGCCGTACAAGGTGGGAGATACCGTTTATGTAGATAGTGCGATTCTTCCAATAATTGACCATAAGATTCCCTCATATTTTCCGGCGCGAATTGTTTCATTCCGCTTTGCAAAAAGAAACTGGATGAAGATTGCGGTTAAGGCAAAATGGTTGCATAAATGGATTGACAATGAAACAGGTCCGGAAAGTGCTTATATAGATAGTGAGAAAAAATTTACGATTTCATTGTCTAGTATTGGCAAAACAGTATTCCTCACAGAATCTGAAGCCGAAGCCAAGCTGAAAGAAATGGAGAAAAATCAATGATTAAAGGAAAGAAAGTAGTAATGAACGACAAATACTACGTGTCAGAGAAAAATAAAGGCAAGATTTTTGAAGTTACAAGTGAGCCGTATAGTGTATGCGGAACCGTAGTTGTAAAGCTGAAAGGCTTAAGCGGCTGTTATGCGTTGGATGGATTAGATGAGGTGAAGGATGGAAGATAGATATTTATGCAAAGCAAAACGAACTGATAACGACGAATGGGTTATTGGCGGTTTGGTACGATATGGATTTACCGGAAGAGAAAAATACTATATCGTCCCTAGTTACGCATCAGATTTATATGCTCTGGAAATTGATCCATCCACAATTTGTTGGTGTACCGGACTTAAGGACAAGAACGGCAAGCTGATCTGGGAGAATGACGTTTGTGATAGAAAAGAAGAATATCCGGAAATTGTAAAATATAATAAGGGCGATTGGACGCTTGATTATAGTTACTCAAAAGATAGAGAAAGCGGATATTGCTACTGTAATTTAGGATTTTACGTACTCGAACGAAAGTGTGTAGAAGTTATCGGCAACGTTTTTGATAATCCGGAACTGTTGGAGGTGTAGGATGCCGAGAACCATAGCGTATAGAGCAGGAGGATTTACAAATTGTGGAATCAGTTACACAAAATTCAGTCAGGAGGAATTGGCAGAAATGAAAGATAGAGTCATGACGGAGAGTGAATCAATAACAAAAAAATATTGCAGTACATGTAAATACTACGCTGAATATGAGGGCGTTTGTTGCAATGGAGACAGTGAACACTGTGCAGATTTCCGTGGACTGGATGATACATGTGAGAAATGGAAGGAAAACGAAGAATGAATGAAGAACTTAAACCGTGCCCGTTTTGCGGAGGAAAAGCAAGCATGAATTACGAACGTATACAGGGAGAACATAAAGGATTTTGGGCACAGATTATCTGCGATAATTGTAACGGAAGAAGCGGTGGAACTTGGGCGGGTTCTTATAATGCCGCAAAGAGAAAAGAAGTAGAAGCATGGAACAGGAGGGCGAACGATGGGAAGATTAATTGATGCGGATAAAGTAGTGGAACATCTTGAAAAAGTCAAAAAAGAAAGTGCTAGTTTGGTTGATATGGCACATATCCTTGGATTTCAAAGCGTGATTGATGTACAGCCGACCGCCTACGACCCGGACAAGATTGTGGAGCAGTTGGAAAATGAGAGAAAGTTTTGGGAGAATGCATACAACAGGAATTTGGGAAAAGAGAAAGCAAGAAGTTATGAGCATGCAATCGAGATTGTGAAAGGCGGTGGAGTAAAGTGACAAGAGAAGATAAAGAAGCAATTTTAAATAGTTTTGACGAAACAATGATACAACCGGATGAAGCTATGAACCTCACAGAAATGAGAGCATATGTAAAAGGTTTTGAAGATGCTAGAAATGCAATGTTTGATGCGACTGACAAGTTTTATCGAAGTAATAAGACGGATTAGAAGAATACAATCCGAAACATGAAAAATCATGGAGACCGGATTGGTGTCCACTCCGGGAACTGCCGGAGAAGATACCAAAGCTAAAATCTGGTTATGAAAATCTCAGCACATCAATACGTCGGGTGGGGTGGAATGCCTGCTTAGATGAAATTTTGAAATAAATTGAAAGGAGTGAGAGGTTTGCCATCAGATTGGATGATTTAAAAGCAATAAAACGATGAATTTGTTGTATAAAACGCAACATAAACAAATTCAAAATGCGCTATTGTAGATATGTGCATGGAATATCAGAAAGGAGCCGAACCTCCGGCCGGGGCAACGATATATCGGGTTACTTTTGAAGAAAATGAGAACAGTATTGAAATATCCGGGAAGTAAATGGAACATTGCTCCCCGATTGGTGGAACTGATACCGGAACATCACAGCTATGTAGAGCCGTTCTTCGGCAGCGGGGCCGTGTTATTTAATAAGCCGGTATCTGATATCGAAACGATTAATGATCTGGATCATGACGTTGTGAATATCTTCCGGTGTATACAGGAGGATGCGGATCGTCTGGCCAGAATGGTAATGACTACACCGTTCAGTCGTGAAAAATATGAGGATACATATAAGCTGGATGCATGGGAGTTGATGATGCCGGATGAACCGTATCATAAAGCATTACGATTTTTAATCCAGTGTTGGCAGGGGCATGGGTTCCGTACCAATGGCAGCAAGGTAGGATGGAAAAATGATGTACAGGGCAGAGAAAGAGCTTATGCATTATGGAACTGGTACCGTCTGCCGGAATGGATCATTGACATAGCGGAACGTCTGCGAATGGTACAGATTGAGAATCGACCTGCATTAGAAGTAATCGAGAGATTTAATTACAGCAATGTTTTTATGTACATTGATCCTCCGTATGTTTTGGGTACCAGAACCGGGAAACAGTATAAACATGAGATGTCAGATTCTGACCACGAAGAACTGTTAAAACTTTTGTTGCAAAGTAAAGCCAAGATTATGCTGTCTGGCTATGAATCAGAAATGTATAACGACTATCTGAACGGATGGGAGAAAAAACAGTTTTCAAGCTGTGCGGAGCACGGAAAGCCGCGGATGGAAACGGTGTGGATGAACTATGAGCCGGATCCGCAGATGAAACTTAATTTTTCGGAGGTGCTGTCATGATACATGGAGAATTGATAGTTGACAATTTTGCCGGTGGGGGCGGCGCTTCCACTGGTATAGAAATGGCAACCGGATACAGTGTTGATATTGCAATCAATCATGATCCAGAAGCAATTAAGATGCATAAGGCTAATCATCCGAACACGAAGCATTACTGTGAAAACGTCTGGGCGGTCGATCCGGTAAAGGCATGTAACGGACATCCTGTAGCACTGGCTTGGTTTTCGCCTGATTGCAAACATTTTTCAAAAGCAAAAGGCGGAAAACCAAAAGATAAGTTTATTAGATGTTTGGCATGGGTTGCTTGTAGATGGGCGGGACTTGTTCAACCGAGGGTAATTATGCTTGAAAATGTGGAAGAATTTAAAACCTGGGGACCACTTGGACGACGACACCATCCGATTAAGGCAAAGCAGGGCGAAACATTTCAGAAATTCGTTCAGCAGCTCACGGATTTAGGATACGAAGTGCAATTCCGGGAGCTGATTGCCGCTGACTACGGAGCACCTACCATGCGAAAGAGATTTTTCATGATCGCCCGGTGTGACGGCAAGCCGATCGTCTGGCCAGAGCCGACACACGCACCGGCAGACAGTGAAGAGGTAAAGGCAGGATTGAAAAAACCTTATGTTGGAGCATACACACAGATTGATTTCAGCCGGCCATGTCCGAGCATTTTTGACACATCGGAAGAAATAAAAGAAAAGTACGGCATCCGGGCGGTTCGTCCGCTGGCAAAGAAAACAATGGACCGGATTGCAAGAGGACTGAAAAAGTTCGTTCTTGATAATCCAGAACCATTTATCATTCAGTGTAATCATGGCGGTGAGCGTAGACCGAACGACATCCGAGAGCCGATGCCGACTATCACCGGAAAGCACGGATATGGGATTGTAGAGCCATATATGGTGCAGATCGGGCAGACTGGATTTACAAAAGACCGAAGCAAGGATGTTAGAGAGCCGCTTACAACGATTGTGAGCAAAAACGAGCATTGCCTTATCAGTCCTACATTGATTCAGTACCATTCTGAAACTTCAAAAGATGGAGTAAGAGGACAGACTATAGAAGATCCGATCATGACAGTTGACAGCTCAAATAGATATGGACTGGTCACATCATTCCTGCATAAGTACTATGACGGAGGATATAAGGGTGCTGGGGAAACAGTAGAAAATCCGCTTCCGACAGTGACCGCATGGGATCATAACAGCGTTGTTACTGCAAATCTGATTCAGATGAACAATCATTGTGACGGAAAAGATATCAGACAGCCATTACCAACGATCACGGCTGGTGACGGACACTTTGGAGAGGTCAGAGCGTTTCTGATTAAATACTATGGACAGGGAACAGGGCAGGATATAGAACAGCCGCTTGATACTGTGACAGCCAGGGATAGATTCGGATTGGTTACGATAGAGGGTGTCGATTATCAAATCGTAGATATTGGGCTGCGGATGTTGGAACCACGAGAACTGTACGGATGTCAGGGATTCCCGGAAGATTATATTATTGATCATGATTACACCGGAAAGACGTATCCAAGAAGTGAACAGGTGCGCAGATGTGGCAATGCAGTATGCCCACCGATACCTGCGGCACTGGTCAGAGCAAATCTTTCGGAACTGTGCGTAGCGGAACGTATGCCAAATATGCAGATAGAAGCAGAGCAGACAGGACAGCTTCGGTTTGCCTAACCTTAAATTTTGTGGAGGTGCTGCCATGATACAGACAGCAGAAGATAAAGTGAAAGAGTACCGCCAGTGCATCCGCAGAGAAATAGAACACTGGAAAGTTATCAATCAGAACGGGTGTAATGATCCGTTCTGGTCGGATGGCTGCAACATGAATCTGGTGCGAAATCACATTATTTATTATCAGTCAAAGATCCACGAGGCCTGCACAGAAAATCAGTTGTCATTACCAGAGGAATGTTATTTATCCCTACCGCCGGAAGTGGACAATAATTATATGGCAAATTTTAAGCAGAAACCGCGGGTGGAGAGATTGCGTCAGATGGGAAGAATCACAACCGGACGTGTTTACCAGTACGACGAGAACCAGATGAGTTTATTTTAGAACCAGATAACAAAACCAAGAAGAGGGAAATGGTCATCTCATGAAAAATATAATAATGGATTTCGGTCTCTATTATGAAATTGCCAAAAAGAAAATCAAATTAAAACTATGGTCAGCCGAGTACTCAAAAGGATATTTATATTTTTTCCTGAACAATGTCGCAGATGTGACGGAAGAACAGTATAACGAGTACTCAAAGATGATCGATGAACTTTGAGAAAGAGAGGGGAAACAATGTGTAATTGCATGGATGAGGTATTGGAAAAAATGTGTGGGATGGAAAACATCGAACAGGTATTACCACCTATCGAGGTTATATCCGAAAGAGCGTACTTAGAATTTACAGTAAAAGAAAAAGGTAAGAAGAGAGAGCGGAAGCTGCCGGTATTACTGTCACGGTGCCCGTTCTGTGGCGAGCCGTATGATGAGAAAAAGAAATCTTGATGGAGGTAGATCATGAAAAGGAAACTTATAACAGCCATCATAGCTGTAGCACTCCTGATTGCCGGATGCAGTGATACAGCAAATGTCAGCGAGGGACAGGATAGGATGATGGAAAAGGTAGAAGATGAATGGGGATATGCCATTTATGTAGACAAAGACACCAATGTTATGTACATAAAAGGACCCGGAGACAGAGGAACTTTTACCGTTATGCTCAATGCTGACGGTACACCGAAGATCTGGCAGGGAGAAGAATAAAAAATATAAGAGGAGAATGGCTTATGAAGTTTTCAAAACTGACTAAGCCAGAGCTTGAAACAATTATTGAAAACGCCAATTTCACGGAGCAGGAAGAAGAAATATTTTATCTTCTTGCCCGTGGACTTATTTCAAAAGAAATAGCCATGAGACTATGCGTATCAACAAGAACAGTGGAAAGAAGAATTTTTGATATTAAACAGAAAGTAAAAAAGTTAGAAGGTGAGTTAAACGGGAAATCTTTCAAATAGTGAGTTGTTGAATATTGCCATCGAAAATGGTATTATCAACATAGACACCATTCAGAAAAAAATTGAAATGAACGAAAGGAAAAAATTTATTGAAAAACACACTTACAGCATTTGGCAAGGAAAAGATGGAAAGTTTTACACATATTTGCCAGATGAAGATAATAAGAGAGGAAAGAGACTTGTAAAGAGAACATCTGAAAAAGCAATTGAAGATGAAATAGTAAAGTTTTATAAAGCTAAGGAGGATGAACCTACAGTTATTCAGGTATATTCTAATTGGATTTCTGAAAAACTTGAATATGGTGAAATAACAAGACAGACAAAGGACAAGTACGAGACAAATTTTAAAAGATTTTTTGAAAATAAGTATTTGCCGATTGCAAATAGAAAAATCCGGTACATTGATGAAGAAATATTGGAATCATTCATAAAAACAGCTATTTCAAAACTGGAACTTACGCAAAAAGCTTATTCTGATATGCGGATATTGATTAACGGAATTTTCAAATATGCAAAGAAAAAACATTATACCAGCCTGAGCATAACCAGTTTTATGGGTGATTTGGAAATTTCGGAAAAGTCATTTAAAAAGAACCATAAGTCAGACTGCGAATTGGTATTTTCTAAGGATGAGGAACTTTTAATTGAACGATTTGTAATGGAAAATGAGCCTACATTGATAGAACTTGGCATTATTTTGGCATTTAAAACAGGATTGAGAGTTGGGGAAATATCTACCCTCTCATGGTCTGATGTCGGAGAAAATAAGATACATATATCAAAGACAGAAATAAGATATAGAGATGATAATGGCAAATATGTATTTGATGTTCAAAATTTTCCTAAAAGTGATGCCGGGTTTAGAGATGTTATAATTACCGCAGATACCAAAGAACTTATGAGAAAAATAAAAATGCTCAATCCATTTGGGCAATATATTTTTATGAAAAACGGTAAACGAATAAAAGGTCAGGCATTTACAAGGCGGCTATATGTGATATGTGATAGAATAGGAATTGGTGAACGTTCAATTCACAAGGCAAGAAAGACATATGCAACAAAGTTGATAGATGGAAATGTTCCAGAATCGGTAATAAAAACACAAATGGGGCATACAGATATCAGAACAACTCTCGATCATTACTATTTTAATAACAAGACAGAGAGTGAAATGCAGGAATATATTGCAAAAGCATTATCAATGTAAAAGGTAACACGAGGTAACACCTTTGGAGATAAAGAAATTCAGTATTTATGCGGGTTTGAGAGAATTGATACCGAGTTCGAATCTCCCTTCCGCTACTTCAAGACCTCAGAGATTCTGAGGTCTTTTGTTGTATACCGGCAAAATTTTTTATATAATAAGTTTATGATACGAATCCTATACAGGCAGAATTCAATTTTACTTTTAAAGATGCAGGAGAGGAGAACT